AATTTAGTGGTAAAAATATTACAGTATGCTGGAATTTCAATTAGAGAAACAGAAGTTGTTTCAGCAGCTAAGTCAGAAGAGATACAAGACTCACAACAAAAACAATAGTAGATGCCATATATAAATAATTACCAGTACTACAAAAATAACGGAGCTATTCCTGAAGATGAAAATTGGGGGTCGTATCAGTATGTTAGCCTGTCTGACATTGTTAACAACTTCATGTTGATGTATGTGGGCAATGATAAACTTGTAAACAATGTTGATAGATACACCATTCTTTTTCATGCAAAAAGATCTATACAGGAGCTAAACTATGACGCATTAAGAAACATAAAGGTCTTAGAATTACAGCTTGGAACTGAGCTAAAGATGATCATGCCTCCAGACTATGTTAGCTATGTTAGAATGTCAATGTTAATTAACGGTGTTCTTATTCCATTGGTTGAGAACAGAACCGTCATGTCAGCTACGGCTTACCTACAGGACAATAACTTAGACATTGTATTTGACTCTAACGGAGAGATTGTAACGGGTACATCAAAGCTTGACATCCTTAGAGGAGACAACATGTTGTACACTGGTGGAGGAATATACAATAATCAGATGGGATACTGCTGTGATGGTCAATGGTACTTTAATTATAGCATTGGCTCAAGGTATGGCATGAACACTGAAGACGCAAACATGAACCCTAAGTTCACAATCAATAAGGAGTCTGGGGTTATTGATTTTTCATCTGGAGTTGAGAATGCATTTATTGTTCTTGAGTATATTTCAGATGGCATGGAAAATGGTGACTCAACAAAAATTACTATAAATAAATTAGCAGAGGAGTACGTGTATAACTACTTAAAGTGGGCTGTATTAAATAACAAATATGGCGTACAGGAATACATAGTAGCGAGAGCTAAAAAAGAAAAAAGTGCAACGTTAAGGAATACAAAAATTCGATTAAGTAATATGCACCCATCAAGATTGTTGATGAGTTTAGCTGGTAAAGATAAGTGGATTAAATAATTATGGCGGAAACTAAAAATACATTTGTTGCTGGTAAAATGAACCAGGATGTTGACGAAAGGTTATTGCCTGATGGTCAATATAGGTTTGCAAGTAATATTACAATAGAATCAACTGGTGGCTCAAATATGGGTGCCGTACAGAACGCAAGGGGGAATACATTTTTGTTTTCTCCAAGCGATCTTCTTATGTCTATGAATATAAACATAACCAATCCGAAGACAATTGGTGCTGTAGCATACGAACCACTTGGCCTTATTTATTGGTTTATAAGTGCTGACAATTTTGATGGTATATTTGAGTTTAATCAAAATACTGAAGTATCATCTTTGATTTTAGGTAGCACTACTGGTCAGTTGAATTTTGACTCAGCAGCACTGATTACAGGTGTTAATTATTTATACTCAGACAGTGGCAGTTATTTGTTTTGGACGGATAATTTGAACCCGCCAAGAAGGATAAATATCTCTAGGGTTAGGGGATACTCGATTAACGATTCAAGAATAAATATTGACATTGATGTGGTATTAAGACCACCACTAAATAGTCCATCAATACTTTTGTCTGATAATGCTGATACTATTGAATCAAATAACTTAGAAGAAAAATTTCTTTATTTTAGTTATAGGTATAAATATATTGATAATGAGTTTAGCTCAATGTCACCATTTTCTTCCGTAGCCTTTAATTCTAAAGGTCTTTCTTTTGACCCAACTACTGGTGACAATATTGGAATGTTAAATAAAAATAATATTGTTAATATTCAATTTGAAACTGGTAATCAGTTTGTAAAAGAAATACAGATTTTAGCAAGAGACACAAGATCATTAAATGTAGTGATAATTGAGACTCTAAACAAGAGTGACTTGAATATCCAAGACGATAGAACTAGTAAATTTGTTTTTAGAAATAATAAAATATATGCCACACTAACGTCTGATCAGGTAACGAGGTTATTTGACAATGTACCACTGAAGGCACTAGCACAGGATATTGCAGGAAATAGATTGGTGTATGGCAACTACACTCAATTTAGAGACGTGAGTGATATAAACTACACTGTTGATTACACTAATCTAAGTGGTTTTGTAGCAAGCGTAGGTTTGCCTAAAAGAACCTTTAGAAGTGACCGTGACTACGAGGTTGGTATTGTTTATAGTGATGAATACGGAAGGCTTACGACTGTGTTAACGCCTAGTACTGGAAACGCCTTAAATAATAGCACTAACTCAGTTTATATACCACCAATAAAATCAAGTACGCCAAACTCATTAATAACAAGAATAACAAATTTACCTCCAAGCTGGGCTACAAATTATAGGCTATACATAAAGCAATCAAAAAAAGATTACTACAACTTGTTCCCTATATCTTTTCAAGTAAAAGGTGAGTACAGATACATACAGATTTCAGAGTCCGATAGAGATAAAGTTTCTGTTGGTGAGTACATTATATTTAAAACGGCTAACACACAACCAACTCATACAAACAGGAAGTTTAAGGTTCTTGAGGTTGAATTTAAGGCAGCTAATTCCATAAACACTAATTCGCCTGCTGGTCTATATTTAAAAATAAAGCCAGACGCTATAAGTGCAGCATCTTTTTTGGCAGCACCAATTATGACTACTCAGCAATCTGGAGTTTTGGCAACAATAGGACAATATAATGGTAATAGTGGTTGGTGTGCGTGGGATAGTGTATTTGGAATGAGGACTCGTACACCATATGCTTTATCTGCTAATAGTTTTGTACAAAGTAATTTACATGAAAATGGTCTTTTTTATGATACCGTTCACTATAGAGCAGGGTCTAATTATTTTACAGCAAATGAAAATGATGCAGCTATATTAACAATGCAAGCTACCGCTAATGGTAAAACATTTAAAAGAGATTTAAGACTTAAAGTAAAAATAGTAAACGATCCAGCAAATCCTAATTCAAGCGATGCCACACATTTTTCTTTAAATTCAGATGTAAATGATCTAAATAACTGGAGCTATCCAACATCAATAACTAGCGTTCAGCCTAACGGACTTAACGTAAATGCTAATGCTAGTGCATTTATGTCTTCACAAGCCGTACCAGTAAGATTATATTTTCCAGCAACAAATAATTATACTTTGGGAGATGTATATGTATTTAATGTTAGAGCTAGATTAAATGAAGGTAGTAATATCCGTATTCCTTCAGCAGCTGGTGATCCTGGATTACCATTTCAATCATTTACAGGTTCTGTTCAAACTACTGTATTAGATGATAGTTGGGATGATACAGACTATGAAGGAACTTGCATAGTTGGATTTAAGGGGCCTATATATACTGGAGCTATAATAAAGATAACGTTAAAAGATTTTGAGGGGGATAGTAGTTCTACTGTTAGTCAGACACTTATTACAACAACAGTTCCATCATCAAGAATGTACCCATCATTTGAAGAGTATTGGTACGAGGAATTTATATTTTTAGAAAGTAATGATCTTGGTGTACCTGGTTATTCTAACAACAATGCTGCATTTAGGTATTGTCAGTCTTTTTCTACTTATGGTGCAATACCTACACCAGGGCAGGCTGTTGCTTTAGGTACTGCTGAGACAACATTAAATGGTATTCAAAATAACTATTATTCTACATTGTTTTATCCTGCTAACGCTGAAACAGATGGATATTGTCGTAGATCAAAGTATACAGCTGAAGCTTCTTTAACACAAGCTCAATCCCCAAGTTATATAGTTGAGACAGTACCACTTGATGTTGAAACTCCTATATTCCATGAGACAATGAGGACATATCCTATAGTTGGAGGGTTTCATAAGGTTGGCTGGCAGTACTCGTCAAATACTGAGCCAAGTCCTTTACAATATGTGCTTCAATCGAGTTATTTTCACTATTTTCAAGTTGGTCAATCAATAATTATTAACTCAATACCTGGGACTGTAACTAATGTATTTAATGGAAACGTAATACAAGTTTTAATGCTTTCCGCTATACCTGCTGGTGCAGGAACAGTCTTAATGGAAGGAGAGGTAGATCAATCAAGCTCATCAGCTGCAAGTGTAATATTAAATAACATATCTGAAAATACTGACTTTAATGCGTTCTGTTATGGTAATGGACTAGAGTCATATAGAATTAGAGATTCATTTAATAACTCAACAATGAAGTACAGCATAAGAGCAAGTACTGTTATTGAAGATTATGAGCAAGAAGATAAGTTTGCGTCATTAACCTACAGCGGAATTTTTCGTGGTGACTCATCGATAAATAGGTTCAATGAATTTAATTTATCTCTAGCTAATTTCAAGAATCTTGACAAAGAATATGGATCTGTACAAAAAATATACACTAGAGACTCTGATTTATTGGTATTACATCAAGACAAAATAACGTCTGTTTTATTTGGTAAAAACTTATTAGTAGATGCTTTAGGTGGTGGTCAGGTCGCATCAATCCCAGAGGTTCTTGGGAATCAGGTTCCATATCCATTAGACAATGGTATCAGTAACGACCCATCAAGCTTTGCAGTTAATTCAAGTAATTTGTATTTTACAGATGCAAAAAGAGGAGTTGTTTTAGAGATGATGAGTGGGCAGAATATTATTGAAATTTCATCAAACGGGATGAAAAATGCATTTAGAGATATTCTTACTGGAAATCTAAACAAACAAAAAATAGGTGCATACGATCCTTACCATAAGATGTATACGCTGACTACAAATGGTGAGTCTAATGAGCCATGCTATTTGAATATAAGTAGCCTTTCAACAAATCTTGCATGGGATGGATTTCAACAATATAACATTGAATTATTTGACATTAGTTCAAATAGCGAATGGATCATAGAGTTAATTGATACGGGTCACGGTACTGACTGGTTAACACTTAATTTTTATAGTGGTACTGGTAATTCTAGTATAATGGGTAATGTAACAATAATAGCAGGTGTTTTACCAAGGAATATGACAGTAAGAGTTAGTTATTGTGGATTTATTGTTAATCATACCGTTACCCAAACTAAATTAACCCCAATTGAAGACACTTCAATTATAATTAGACCAAAATAATATAGAATGGAAACACTAAACCAATCAATTGAACTTTCAGGACAGCCAACAAAAGAGATAGACAATGTAATTTCTACAGATTCAAGTATTGCATTATTTGATTCTTATACTGGACAAAAAATTGTTGATCTAGCACCGTCTAACGGGCAGGTAGTTACAATTAAAAGCGGTGGAACAGGGACAACAAAAGAGTTGGCCCCTTCATTAAATAATAAGCTTTATTACCTTGTTTCAGACATAAAGTATGATGCTTCTCAAACAGATGAGATAATATCTTTAGCTACTGAAATACCTGTTGTTTTAACTAGTGGAATTTTTATTGGTGAGTTTACATTTTTAAATCCAAATAACTATGAAAATGCATATTTTTTATGGGACTATTCAGATAAAATATTAAACTCTGCGTCATACATTGGAATGACTAGCAATAGGTCCATGTTAATTAGTTTTAATAATAATGCTGGTAGATGTGGTATTGATTATAAGGTAGCATCTAAACCAACTAGATTTCAGTTTATAGTAGACGGAGAGATTCAAGAAGACACTGGTTATGTAGGACTAAATACACTACAAAATTATGATGACTTAATTGCTGCTGGTGTATTACCTAGTGAGATATCTCTTTCATCACCATACAATGGTTTGGTAAATAATGGAACGGGAAAGATAATTACTGTAAAAAATATAGGAGCTCTAGATGCTTCTGTAGTTGTATCATCACCATTTAGTACGTCATCATGGACAATAAAAAAAATAAATCCATACACAACATCTTTTAGCATAAATCCAACGAAAGACAACACACCTTGTGGCAAGTCTACAACTAATACTTATCTTCATAATGGAGCAAATCTGACACCAGTTATTGGAGACATTATCTATTCTATAAGTAATGTTGCATTTATTGGAGAGAGCTTAAACTACTATATTGGAAATAGTATATTTATAAATATAGATAATGACGGTGTAGTTACAAATATAGACGACTGTTATTCAGATGGGCCATTTGCAGTTCCGTATATATATGAAGGTGATATTGTTTTTTCTAATAATGAAGTTATTAAAAGACCAGTTAACGCAATAGGAAATCCAACATCTTGGACTTTAGTTTCAAGCAGTCCAGTTTCACAATCAATATATTCTAATGGAGTCTGGAATATAGATGAAAATACAGCAAAGGGGCAATATGTAATAACAATCAATGCAACCAATTCTTTTGGTACAAGTCCAAACAAGACTATTAATGTAAGCGTTCCTGATTTAGCGGTCACTAGACCAGTAGAGATGGATATAAAAGATATTCACTACGATACTACTGGAATATGCAGTTCTTCTGGAAAAGTTATTACTACCATGTTTTTTTCGGGGCCAGATCAATTTCAACAATTACCAAGCAAGGGAAGTTTTATTTATCACGATAGTGAAGGATTAACACCATTTAATGGTGGAGGTTTTTGGTACCATCAAGCAGAGGTAGCATTAAAGATAAGTGCTATTGGATCGGTAATAGATACGCATAATTGTGGTGGAACTACGACTACTACGACTACAACGACTACTTTACCAGCAGGTACTTATTACAATGCTAGGTCATGTATTGACCCATCTGTAGAGATCACTCTATTAGACACACTAAGCCAGGGTATAGTCGTTGGAAATGTAGTTAAGACGGCTGTTGACTTAAATTGTTGGACCATACTTTCTGTTATATCTGGTGTTTATCCATATAAATTAATCGTAAGTTCTGCTGTAAAGTATGTAAGCTGTAGTGCGTGTACTACTATTAGCACTACTACAACTACTACTACAACAACAACTGCACCGACATTTACATCTTTTTCATTAGCTCCAAATACACTATCAAGTAGTGCTTATAGTAGCTGTGTCTTTGCATCTCCAACATACATCACTCATTATCATAACGGAACGGCAACGCTTCCAATAGTTGGTGATTTTGTGTATACAAACAACACTGGAACTACAGCATTTGATGGTCAGTTTAAGTGGTACATAATGTTGAATGTTGTAAAGTTTGCTGTAAATATATCAAACACTGGTCAGGTAATAAATGTTATTGCGTGCTCAACAGCTACAACTACTACTACAACTACAACTATACCATTAAGAAAGTGTTTAGCCACAAGGTGTGATAATGGAGCAATAAGTAAAATACTATCATACACTAATATAAACACTTTGCCTGTAGGCACAGTATTGAATGATCAGTTTGGATTCTGCTATACAATAACAAATGCAACGGCTGTTGGTACAGCATATTCTGGCGTTAATTTTCTGTATAATAAATGCTCCGACTGCTTGTCTAGGACAACTACAACAAGTACTAGCACAACCACAACTACAACAAGTACTAGCACTACTACGACTACAACAACTGCTCCACCAGTATTTAAGGGTGTTCTTGCATTTGTTGATATAAAAGACAGTGGGTGTTTGATTGGTGTATTTGGTGACTACTACAGCAACGGTCCAATATTTGTTAACCCATATATCTTATATACTGACGAAGCTAAAACTATAGTAGCTCCTGCTGGTAAGTATAGATACTTGATCAATAAGCAGGGTGCTGAATGGAATGGTAGTTCTTGGGTTAATCCATTTTCTTGCGTATGATGAACTTGAGAATGATTTCAGCACAGCCAGCTATTGATTACTATACTTGGCAGGTTGAGGTTTACCTTACAAACTTTATTTCTCTTGGATACAATGGAAATAATATTGATGTTGTTGCAGGTTACGAGGGTTCTGTTCCAGATTCATGGAGAAAATTACAGCAAAAATTTCCATATGTAAGGTTCTTCTTTTACGAAGACACGATGGGGGAATGCAGATACTTACCAGCAATTCAGGCACACCTATTAAAAAAACATTTTAAGGAGCACCCATACCTAAGTGAAGAGGCTATATTCTTTCATGATGCTGACTTTGTATTTACAAGGTACATGGACTTCTCAAAGTTTTTAAACGATGACAAATGGTACTTCTCAGACACTATTTCATACATCGGCTACGATTATATAATGAGCAAGGGAGAAGAGGTCTTAGACGCAATGTGTGACATTATAGGAATAGACAAGTCGGTAGTTAAGGACAATCAATTAAACAGTGGTGGAGCACAGAAGTTATTTAAAAATATTGACTACAAGTACTGGGAAATGGTAGAGGAATACTCAAATAAACTACACGACAAGCTATCAAACATGCAGCACGTAAAGAAAAATGAAGACCCATATGGGATCCAGTCTTGGACGGCAAGCATGTGGGCAGAGCTATGGACTGGTTGGAAGCTAGGTCATCAGGTTGTTGTTCCGCCAGAGTTTGATTTTTGTTGGGCTACATGTCCATCATCTAGGTGGGAAGAGGTTTATTTCTTCCACAATGCTGGTGTACCATCATCCAATCAGGGCATGTTTTATAAGGCTCAGTACATGGACAAGCTTCCGTTTAATGAGGGGTTAGAGCTGTCTGATTCTAGGTGCTCTTACATGTACTACAATATTATTGAGTCTGTCGATAGTTGTTTGATTTAATTTTCGTAAATTTGCTGTATGCCGTCAAGCACAATAACATATTCTGACAACACTAGTGGTTGGACATCTTTTTGGAATTACTATCCAGACTGGATGATTGGGTTAAGCAATGTATTTTATAGCTGGAAGGATGGAAGCCTATATCAACACAACCTGACTGACACTCGGTGTGTTTTTTATGGTACACAGGTGTCATCAATTGTAAAGACAATATTTAATGAGGACCCATTTACCACTAAAATGTTTAAGTCAGTAAGCTTAGATTCAACAAGTCCATGGACGGCAACACTTAATACTGATTTAGATAGTGGATCAATTGACTCTACTGAATATGTTGAAAAGGAGGGGACATGGTTTGGTTACGCAAGAGCTTCAAGTAGTACTTCAAATAGTTTAAATTTATTGTCCACTCAAGGTGTTGGCTCTATATCAACAGTGTCAGGTGCTACAGCTACATTTGGATTTAATATAACTACAAGATTGGGTGTTGGAGACAGGGTGTATGTAAACAATTCAGTTATTGGAACCATTGTTAGTGCTACTGCAACAACAATAACAATAACTGGAGGTGTATTTACGGGTCTTGCTGGAGGTTATGTTAGGATTGAAAAAAATTCAATCGCTGAGTCTTATGGACTACGTGGATATTATATGGACATTGAGCTTGAAATAACTTCACAAAGTGAAGTAGAATTATTTTCAATATCTAGTTCTTTATTTAAAAGTTATATGTAATGGAATTTAGAATGTTAAATGAATCAGACTATGACACATTTTGTTCATGGTGGAAGGCCTGGAGGTGGACACCTCCTTCTGTAGATTCTTTACCTGAAAATGGTTTAGGTGGGGTGATGGTGTCAAGCAATGGCGTTGAAGTTTGTGGGGGATTTGTTTACCTAACAAACTCAAAGACAGCTTGGATTGAATTTATAGTATCAGACTTTAACTACAGAGAGAAAGACAGACAGGAGGCTATACTATACCTGATAAACATATTGATAGAATTGGTTAAAGATTCTGGAGACTACAAGTACATATACACATCATTAAAGAATGAAAGCCTTATAAATACATACGCAAGTTGTGGATTTGTAAAGGGCAGTGCTAGGTGCACAGAAATGATTAAGACATTATAGGATTTTTTTTAGTAACTTTGAATAAAAAAAAATGGCAGCAGTAACAGGAGCAGCAATAGCAGTCGCAGGACTTGGAATGAGTGCAGCACAGGCTATTAAGTCAAGCAAGGACATGAAGACGGCAGCTAATGCAGCTCAAGCAGCTAAGAATGATTTAGCAAAAATAAGCGAAACAAACGCATTTAAGCAGGTTCAAGTTCCAACACTTGGCCTTAATTTAGCACAACAATCTCAGGCACAAAGAAGTGCATCAGCATTGTCAGCAGTACAAAGTGCTGGTGCTGAAGGGGTTATTGGTGGAGTTGGACAGATCATGCAAGCAGGAAACGAGCAAGACTTACAGTTAGCAGCACAGGCTGACGAGGCAAAATTCAGAAGAGATGCCATGCAGGCAGAGGCTCAGATGGGTATAAATGCTAGAAAGCAAGAGAGAGAGTTTCTGATTGGTTCAAATGAATTACAATCAGAAAACATGAAAAGAGCATACGCAGAGGAAAATAGAAATGCTGCGATAACGGGAATGTTTGGATTAGCAGGAGATGCTATTACATCTGGAGCTGATTCCAAATTATTTGGTGGAGAGCAATCATTCTTTGGAAAAACTAAAAAAAGTACAGTCCCTAATGCAACAGCTACAAATGTTAATGTAACCCCTACAGCTACAGGTAAGTATGCAGATATGGTTGCAGCTCTAAGTCCATATCTAAAATCATTAGAGGAGGCTAACTCTTTAAAAGAACAGTTTTCTAAAGGATATTTTAATTATAAAAGATAAAGGAAACTATGGCTACTAACAACTACTTCGGATATATACCACCATCAACCACCCTAGACTGGGCTAAGTTGACTGGTGGTCTTGTTGATACAATAACTGGAATTTCAGATGAACGTAAACAACAAAGAGACGAGCTAGACAAAATAAATATTGACAACCAGAAAGTAGTTTCAGCTGTTGATAGTTATTCTAACCAGACTCTTAATGAATTTGTTCTATCTACCTCTGTTGATGCCAGGGCGGTAATGAGCGAATGGTACAGACAACTTAAAAACAGAGAGATTACAGCTGCCGAATATAAGAACAGGAATAACAATCTAATGACAAACTGGGCGGCACTTGGTACGTCAGCAAAAACATTAAATTCAAGAATACAGGAAGCTACAAAAAGGGCATACACACAAGATGAGAATGGTGAATATATAGCAAGTGACGAGGAGCTATTTAAAATAGGCCAGATGGCAGAATACGCAGATCTAAAAAATAAAAAATCATTTATAGATCCACAAACAGGCAACCTAATGACTGGTGTACTTGATCCAGAAACAGGACAGGTAGATCCAAATAGCCTTGTGACTGGTGTTGCTATGAATAACCCTGAAAATATACAGGTGAATAAACTCAAGGTAGATAAAATTATTTCAGAGTACGTAAGAACTATAGGAGATTATTCATTAAAAACTGGACTGACAACTATTAGTGGAAATGCAACAAATCCTCAGGTTGCAAAAGTAAAGGCTAGTATTATTGCTAGTATCATGAACAATCCATCAGGTACTGCAAGTGTTCTTGCTGACAATACAACTGATGATGTTCAATTCTATAGTGGCACTAAACAAAGAGATCAGCTGATAACAGACATGATTAAAAAACAAAATGAAACTCGTTTGTATGAGGAAAAACCACCAATGACAGATGAGGAAACACAAAAGTTTGTTAATGAAAATAGTTGGATGATGATTCAGATGTCAAGAGATGGAAATGGCGTAATGCGTCCTAATTTAACTCCAGATCAAGAAGAAAAAGCTAGACTAATTATTTTAGGAAAAATAGACGCACAACTAGATTATAAGAAAGATGTAGGAACCGCTACAGCTAAAGATCCAGCTAAAAATAATACTAAAGATAATACTAAAGAAAATACTAGAGGTGGACTTACTGACGCTCAAATAAATGCTAAAAACAAGGGTGCTGAAATAAAACGAATAATGATGTCTGGTAAAAATATAAAACAACAATTAGAAGATGCTTCTGGTGGTGATTATTATTTTAAGTGGGAAAATGGTGGATGGAGTGCATATGATGAAGATCCAAACAATCAAGGAGCAAAACCAAAATATAAAGGACTAAAAAAAGCAGCTGATATGTGGAAAATATTCAGTACTGCATCACAAGAACAATACTACAAGAATGGTACAACACAATTTAATTAAAATATGAACGCTAAATATAAAAACCTATACCAAGAATTAGTATCAAGAGATCTAACTAGCCTTGATGAGGATTTGTTTTATAATGAATACTCAACAAATGACCAAAAATTTGGAGAACTATACTCGTATTTAGAGTCTGAGGGACTGACTAGTCTAGATCCAGAGACGTTTAAGTCCGAGTATCTTACTGACACTCCCGTTGAAAAAAAAAATCCAGACGTTACGGAATTACCCTTGGAGACTGGTTCATCGGAGCGATTTACGGACCAAACGACTGAAGACCCATCAAGGGATGCTTGGAATAGACCAAAAGGTGATAAATGGTTTGGGTTTAATCCAGATACAAAAAAATATACTGAAGGTCCAAATAAAGGTTTAACTGGTAGTGACGTATTTTCTAATTCAGGGGCTTATATTCTTGAAAGTAATCCAGAAGTTTTATATAAAAGAAATGGACAACATTGGCTTAAACAAGTCGGTGGTAAATATGTTCCTCTAACAAAAGGAGACATTCAAGCTAGAGAAAAAATACTAAACGAGCAAGCTGTTAAGGCAAGTCAGTTTCAGATTGATTGGATTAAAAACAACCCAAAAGAAGTTAAAATAGAGTATCAAGACATACCTGACGATAAAATGGAACAGAAGTTTCCAGGCATAACTAAGATAACAAAAGAGGAAACGAAAAGATGGCAGGAAGAGAATAAAAAAAAACCTGTTGACACTAGAAAACCTACCTCAGAAACAATTGAATTAGCAATTGTAGGGGAAAAAATTTATGATCTTCAAGAAGAGCAATCTAAAAAAGAATTTTACGAAAGTCCTGTAACATCTGAATCATTTACATATTGGCTAGACGCTACTGGAAAGCCAAGACAGGGCTTAGATCCAGTTAAAAGTCAACAAGCATTAGATTTTGCAAAGAGACTTATAGGTGAACCTGAGCTGGCACAGCTATCAAAAATAGATAAACTAGGTAAAATAAACCTTAACGTCCCATCTGCTGATAAATTTTTAAACAAAGAATTTTATAACTCAAATTTTAGTTTTGAGCAGGATGGTAATGAATTAATAATTAACTCATACCTTCCAGGAGCAAAAAATAATGAAGGAGATATTGAAAATACTATATCAATTGATCTGTCTGGTAAAAATTCAGGGGCTACAATAAAACAATTCTTAAGAGATAATTTATTTTACAAGGTAGATGTAGACAGACTTAATAAGGCTTCAGAAAATACGGAAAACTATATTGATTTTATACTTTCATCTAGCGATAAGCTAAAAATGACAGACGATAGAAAAAATAAAATTCGTGATTGGCAGCAACAAGAATCTGCGGTAATCGAGGCGGATATTCAAAGAAATGACTTAAATAATCTAGATAAGGAAATTAAATTGTATGAAAGTGCAGTATTGTCATTTAATAAAAAAGTTGCGTCTGGAAAAATGACTCAACAAGAATTTGATAAAGAAAATGATAACATATCAAATCAATACAAAGGCATACTTAAAAAACAAGAAATATCATCAGGTCTACTAGAAAGAACAAAAAGACTTGAAGAAGCACAAAATCTACTTGAAATAACCTATCCAATAGAAGCAAAGGGAAGTATTTTAGGATCACAATTACGAACTTTTGTGCAAAGTGTTGTTGCAACTCCCTTAAAAACGGGATTAGATATTAGTTTAGCTGCTGGGAACCTTATGATGGGGGATGAAAAATTTGCCAAATTTATAGATGGAAATTACGATGTTAAAAAATCAAGGGGATTAACTGATGCTGAAATAGCGAATAGTGCACAGGCTAAAGTAAAAGAACTTAATATTGGATTAACTGATTTAGCTCTTACTCAGGTAACAGGGACTAATAAAGAATACTATCAAGATCCAAATAACAGTAAGATTTTTCAAGCACTAAATGCCGTTGTAGAAAGTGTTGGTACAGCAGTAAGTGGTGGTGGTTCAAAAGCTTTAACAACAGCTGCATTCTTCTCTTTGTCTTACAATGCGATGGAAGATCAAATGAGAGGACCAGACTTTGATCACTTAACTGAAAACGAAAAGAAATTAATATCAGTTCCATATGGTCTTGTTATAGGTCAAATGGAAAAATTTGGATTTAAGGTTGCTGCTGGTGCTGGAAAAAATCCGCTATTTAATAAATTTGCTAACTCTGTCATAACAACAGCATTTAAAGGTTTACCTAAAAACGCTGGATTAGTAGAGTTAAATTCAGCAATACAAAAAAATATAGGTGCATCAATAGCCAAGGGCTTGATTAAAGTTGTAGGTGGAGGTGTTTCTGAGGGTAGTGTTGAATTTGGACAACAAATATTTGAGGGTGTTGAAAAGTTTGCAGTAAACGAAATATTAAAGAACGATAACTTTAACCAGGAGTACTTTAAAGACGGTCAGGACCTAACAAAGGAAGGTGGATGGAAGACCTTAATAGACCAAGGATGGGATGCATTTAAGCTTGGTTTCTTGGCTGGTGGAATGACCACTGGTGGCAGCATGGTTAAAAATAATATTGTAGATATAGGTTCTAATAATAAATTTGATATATATAAAAATCTTGTTTTAAATAAGGAGGCAAGAGAAGGATGGATAGCTAGTATACAAAAAGAAAAAGAGAATGGAACTATTTCATTTGAAGAAATGAACAAGAAGACGGACGAAATAAACAGATCATACTCTACACTAATAAAAATACCAGCTTCATTAACTACACAGTCTCAAAGAGAAGCTTTTTCTTTACTACAAGAAAGAGAAAATATAGAAAACGAAATAAAAGATAAGGAACCTAATCTAGTAGTAAAGGAAACAAATAGAATAAAAGAAATAAACGAAGCACTAAAAACAACATCAGAAAATGCCACTAAAGAAGACAACATCCAGCAACAAGAAGGTACAGCAGAAGGCGGTATCAGCGAATATCAGGGAACTGGTGAAGGACAACCAGAAGTCGGGGTCAGCGAAGGGGGACAACGGGAAACCACGGTCAATGAAGCAGATAGTGGCGATAGCACTGTCGCAAGCAAAGTACAGCAAGAAGAGCAAGTAGCAGCCTACAGAGCTGAAGAACAGGCTGAACTTATTAAGGCCATACCTAAAATAGAGAGCTACAAAGTAAATGGTGAGATAGATAAAACTCTCATGCCAAAAACTGTATTGGCTAAGTATAATAGTATATACAACAAGTATGACAACTTAATAAGTCCTCTATTAGAGCCTACAGCTGAAGTAGTAATCGATAAGCCTGTTATAACAACCAACACAACGGCTGAGGTAGAGAGAGTTAAATCTCTTACACCTGATTCAGAAGACGGTGCCACATTCAATATTGACGGAACCAAGTACGAGGGTGTTGGTTTAGTTGTTCCAGTTGATAGCATGAACACTACAACAGAAGAATTGACTCCAGAAATGGTAGCCGACTTTGTTGCAGAACGTCAAGAAATGATTGGTGATGCTGGTGTCGTTAAGGCTGGAATATATAAGTTTCCTAATAGCAATCAAGTATCAATTGACCTTAGCGTTGTGGTTCCTGAAACATCAAGAGAACAAGCACTTGAGTTTGCAAGACTTGCTGGTCAGGAATCATTATTTGATCTAGCAACATTTGAAAATATTAAGACTGGAGCAACTGGTGAGAACCCTATGAGCTTTAGTCCAGAGCAGCACAGAGAAATATCTAAGGCGTTAAAGGAAGGAAAAATACCCAATGTATTTGGCACTACAGCTAAGACAACAAACAACTTACTAACAAAAGAAAACATTAAGGAAGTTGAAACAAAACAAACTACGCCTAAAAATAAGTTGATTGTGAAAGCCGCTAAAATGGTTTTAAATGCGATCCCTGGAGTTAAGATATACATGCACAACAATGGCCAAGAAATGGCTAGTGCTATTGAGGCATCAAAGAAACAATTAACAAAAGAAGAAAAGACTGGGCTTACAGAATCAAGCGGTCTATATGTAGACGGTGATATTCATATTAACCTAGAGTCTGCAACTATTGGTACGGTGTATCATGAAGCATTTCATGCGTTGATTGAAAAAAACGGAATGAAGTCTGGGTCAATATTATTGATGGCAAAGGGCCTTAAAAATATTATATCTGACAAAGGTATTAAACAAAGATTAGATGATTTTGTATCTCAATACAATGAAGATGAAAAGGCAGAAGAATACATATCAGAGCTTGGTGGAATACTATCTGAGGCAGAGCAAGAATTAACTACAACAAAGCTACAGCAATTCAAAACATTGATAAATAATATCGCTAAGAAGCTAGGGTTGCCAGTTATATTTTCTGCATCAGCAACTGCACAAGACGCTGCTGACTTTATTAATACCATGTCTAAGAAACTTAGGACTGGGGAAAATATACTTGCAGATGGATTTCAAACAAATATAATTTCTAATAAAATAAAATCACAGATACCTGTAAAAGTAAATAAAAATCAAAAATTAACTTTTGTAAAGCAATCAGATATAATAGATATAAAATCTTTAGTTGACGATATTGTATCTAAAAATGAAACAGTATGGTTTTGGGTAGCTGACCAATTAGGTAGAGGAATTTATTTTGATAGTGTAATAGATGGAAATCATTACTTAGATGCTGGTCCATCATATGCACTTGATCCAGAAAATAGATCAAAAAACATAATATGGGCTAGTGGAGCAAATCCAAAAACTTTAAATAATAATATAGATCGTAGTGATTATATATTTATTATTAGTGGTTCACCACAGCTATCAAAGTTATTCAATAAAAAAGTATCTGGAATAGTAAGATCTAGAATAGAAGATAAAGTTGATTTTAATGAATTTAAAAATAGTATACTAAATTCAAAGCCAACAAAACAAATTTTAAATATAATAAAGAAATATAATTCTTATGATGAATTGTTTAATGGTTCAGATAGGAAAGCTGTTTTAATTTCTATAAATGAACAAAAATCAAAGAACACTAAATTAAACAAAGTGTTAGAGTCATATGATGCATTTATAGATCTAAACGAATTAAGAGATGGATTTTATAAAGAGAATGATTTTAAACTAGGCGATGTAATGCTAGTTTTAAAGCCAGAAAAAATAGGTGATAAATCAAACCATTCTACATATGAAACTGATATCATTGGATCTGTAGTAGGTGTTCCAGATCTAGTTATTAATTCTTTTGATTTAATGACAGATGAAGTAAAGAATAAATATAAAAATAATTTAGAGCGAGTACAACAACAACAGATAGTTGCTCCATATGGAATGGGTGTAAAAAATATATCCAAAATAAAATTCCGAAAGAATAAGACCGATAAACTTACAGCACCAGTAGCTGGTAACAAGCTATTTAACGAGCCATTAAAACAGGCACTTGACATAGCAAAGTCGTACATGAAGTCAATAGGAATGGAATACACACCTGTTGAAAAGATAACAAAGCTAGACGAAGGCCTATCTAAAAGGATATCTGACGCTTACGATAAGATGAAAGATGATCCTACTGATCCTGAAGTAAAGGCCGCTTATGAGGCAATGGCTAAGGAGACCTTAGATCAGTATGACGCTATAACAGCAAAGGGATATAATCTAGAGATAAACAACAACGAGCCATACTCTTCTTCTGAGGACATGATAAATGATCTTAGAGACAACAATAGAATGAAGATATTCTCAACAGAGTCTGGATTTGGCGATACGCCAATTACTGAAAAACAAAGAGAAGAAAATATATTATTAAAAGACTCTGGTAGAAAGGACGCAAATGGAGAGACATTGCTAATAAATGATGTATTTAGATTTGTGCATGACTTCTTTGGTCACGCTAAACTAGGTAATAGTTTTGGTCCAATAGGAGAAGAAAATGCATGGAGAGTTCACTCTGAGATGTATTCACCAGAAGCTAAAAAAGCTATGACATCTGAAACAAGAGGTCAAAATAGTTTTGTTAATTTTAGTGGTGTTAATGACGCTGCGTTTAAGAAGAGAGACAAAGCAAGACAACTTCGTAAGGAAGGCAAGATAGATCAGGCCAACCAGATGGTTGGAGAGGTGTACGATGAGATGAAGTTTGCAGATCAAAAGATTGGTCTGTTGCCTAGCTTTGCAGTAGAAGAAGGAGCTCCATCTAAGATTAAGTTCCAGAAGACTCAACAAGAAACAAGGATGGACAGTGAGGCTGAAGCTATATTTAAAAAATCATTAGACCGTGGAGTAGCTTGGAATACCGCTATTCAGAATGTAATAGACTACATACAAATATCAAAGTGGTATGAAGATGCAAGCGACATAGACAGAGAGCAAAAAATAAGAGACTTTAGACAATCTAAAAAACAGAAACTAAAAAAGGCTCCATCTGTAGCTAAGATAATGGGAACACCTAAGCCAAGCACCGTAACAGTAACAGAAAAGACTGCACTTAAAGATCAGATTAGACTTGAGGCAAGAGCTGCTAGGGAGGCTAAGGTTGACCTTAACCAAAAAAGAAAGTTGCTGTCAACTGCAATAAAGGGTCTAGTAAAACTTGGAAGATTAAATACAAAGCAAGCAGGAATAATAATTGCTAGGGTTGGATATGTAAACCTTGACAACCAAGTTATGGTTGATAGACTTGCAGAATATGCTGCTAAGGTATTTGAAAAGGCAGACTATCAAGATACATTGTCTAGAGCTTTTTCATTTAGAAAAGAAATTAGAAAATTACTTAAGGGAGACATACAGGCCGAGGTAGTTGGTATGGCCAAGAAGTTTAGCAAGATAGACCCATCAATGGTAGATGATATCGAGAAATACCTAGACATGGCAGAAATTGTTAAGAATGCAATTAAGCCGTCTAAAGTAAATAATAAAAAACTTGATGTAAATATGAGAGAGTCAATGAATATTGATTCAGTATCAGAATTTACAAATGATGCAATAGAAAATCAAGAAAGAATATTAAAAGAAGAACTACTTGCTGTGCACAGTGAATTAGTTGATGCTGGAGTAATAGATGATAAAATGTCGTTAAGCGAAATAGAATTAATTATAAACTCACTAAAAGAAAAAGAAGAAGACGCTAATTATAAGGCAGACATACTAACATTTTTATCAAAGAGAATAGACACAATGTCTGCAATAATAAAAGACATTCTTACATATAAGATTAATCCAATGACTGGTGAAGAGGTAGATCTAACTGAGAAAAATATTGACCTTATCTCTAGGATGCTTAACATTGATATAAATAACGTGTCTATTAAAGAGGCAATATTTATTGCTGAGGCAATGGATAACTTTATAAACAATAACATAACAAGCTCTGTTGAGGCGGTAATAGAAAAACATGAGGGTGTAACTGAGTTAGAAAACTTAATAGCTGACAAGGTTGTCGCTAGTCCACTTAGAAAATACTTTAGTACTTATGCAGGACAACTTTTCTCTGAACAAGTTGCATCAATGCCAATACTATTTGAAAAACTATTTGTAGGTGCAAAGAAAGGACTTATGATAGCTAAAAAAATGGGTTGGACTGCATTAATAAATGGAGTAAACAAAGCAGAAAAAATATTTAATACTACTGTTGATGTATACTTTAAGCAATATTCAAAAACAAAGCCAAATGGTAAAAGTTTCAACGATGCTGAAAATGTTTATGAAAGAGGTATGCTTGCATTCTTAAGTAGAAATGTATCAGGAACTGTAACACAACAATCAGAAGAGCTTAAAAGAAGAGTAGAGGTACTAAAAGAAAGCGTTAAAAGTCTATTAGAAGGATCCAGTAAGGAGCAAAAAATGGGTGAACTATACCAAAAGGTATACGACAAGCTTAACATAGAGTCTGGAGATATTGATGTTATACGTGCTAACGTAGATAAAATTAATAGATCTGCTGTTGGTTGGTGGATAAATCAGTGGGGAACTACATATAATGACCTGTCAGACATAAGTCTTTCTGTTTATAATACAGTGCTTAGTAGTGATACTTCATACACCACAGACAGATATAAATTATTAGCTAAATCGACTTCAAAAGAAATAATTGATCCTAAAACTGGGTCATTTGGTAGAGATATAGAAATTCTAGACATGAATAAGGCAGGAGTTATAATGCCGTCTACGAGACCATCTGCATCAGCAGTATCAAATGCAAGTAGATATATTAGCCTAGATTTTGATGTTAACAATACATCTGCATACAAAGGAGCACTTATTGATATAAATACAGCTGCTGCAATAAGAAAAATAGATGGTTTTATAAACTCAAAAAAATTAGCTAAATTAATTCCAATAGAAGAGGACAGAGAGATATTTACAGGAAGAATAAGAGACTACATACAGGCCGCTAAAAACAAGATGCCTGTACAATCTGACAAAATGAGGTTACTCGATCAGCTCACTAATTTCCTTGGTGGAATTGGTGTAGCTAAAGCATTAGGTGGTATTGATCAAGTTGTAAAACAAACACTTCCAATTGCATTAAGTACAATTGTAAACTCTGGAAGATTTGATCTTGTTATGCCAGGATCAAGTGCAAGTGTATGGATCGATTCATTAGGGATGGCAATATCCAACCGTGGTCAAGAATCACAATCAACAATTGAATCAGTTGACAGAAGGTTAGAAAAAGCAGCTGGACTTATTGATAAATCAGCAAATGCTTTTGTAGACATACAGCAGTTTTGGTTAAAGTATTTTTTATCTAAGCCAGATGTATTCATCGCTAAGTCTTCATTTATTTCTTACTACAAGCAGTACCTATCAAATAACAATCAAAGTACAGATATTGATTGGGCTACACATAATGTCAATCAAGATGCGGCAGACTACGCAATGACAATGGTAGACAGACAGCAAAATATATCTGATACTAAAATGGCTGGTAAAATATTCAGCTCTCAAAATTCTACAACAAAGATCATGAGAAAAATATTCTTACCTTTTGCATCATTCTCATTAAATCAAAAATCTAGAATGGTATCAGATATTAAGGTTCTAGGAATTAATAGTGGTGCATCAAAGCAGGACAAAATGATAGCTCTTAGATCTTTAGCATCTCTTCCATTTGAAATGGCGTTATATCAATCTATGAGTTTAGCTATACGTCTTGGATACCTTGCTATTGCAAAGGGAATAGTTGGAGCAATTGCAGATGACGATGATGAGGAAAAAGAAAAATTATTGGGCATGGAGGTATCTAAGGAGATGAAGAATGCAACAAAATATCCGTTAAGATCTATGATTACAGATTTTCTTTCTCCAGCACCAGTGCTTGATAATTTAGTAGTTGGTGGAGCAAATGCTTTACTACGTCAATCAGAAGATAAGGAAATGATAGATGATGCAGTATCCAAAAAGAATCTAATGCTTGAGGTTTTAGGAAAAGATAAAATGGATGAAGATCAAAAAGAAAAGTTTATTAAAAAATTTAAAAAAGATCACGAGTATCAATTGTTTAATGATGAACAAAAATCATGGGGCACAATAGGTATTGGTACAGATTTGTATATAGAAATAATGGATAATGCAAAAACAGCGACTACAGGAAAATATACTCAAGACTACATGGGAAATGAGTCAGAAAGATTCTTGCTTCCAAAAGATCAAGAGAACATTCAAAATGCCGTTATATTTGAAGCTTTGTTTGCATTAGGAATAGTTCCACGTGATGTCAATACCGTAACAAAGAACATAATAAAGTTATCAAAGAAGAACTCCTTAACAGAAAATCAATTTGAAAAATACAAGGCTGTTGGAAAAGAGACTGGTAGCAAGGTAACTGGATGGAAGATGGATCTGACTAAATCAAAATCAAAATTAGAGACAACAGTTTCCGAGATTGAATGGATTGAAAAAAATGGAGGGTTAACTGAAAAGCAGGGCAAAGAGTATGTAAAACTTTCAGCAGCATTTGATGAGGTTTTATATAGAGATCTACAAAAAATTCAATCTGGAAAAACAGCTGATCAGATAATTAACTCTTACTCAAAAAAGTAGGGCTTAATATTTTTTCTATCTGAAAACTTACTGATGTTTTGAACGACAAAGCCAGACCTACCCTTCTTGAAGTTTGTCTGCACCCACTCTGAACTAGGTGAGAATGCTGGATAATTAAAGTAGTCAAACTCATCAGAGGTACACATGTCAAACAGACACTGGTGTGAGTCTCCCTTGCTGAACTCAATGTACTTACAAGACCTCAACTCATTGTTGTGTCTTATGTACTGAGATATTTTTTCAGAAGACCTTGGGTCTAGCTGTGGCTTAAATCCAAACTTTAAATTTCTAGAATCTTTTCCATGGCTTATGATAAATCCATGGTCCCCTATGATATAAAAATTTATGAACTTCTGATGGTTGATAACTTCAACGTTTGAATGTTTAAAGTCAACGATTTGTTTAAATGCTGAGTTAACTATGTATCCAAATGCTCCAGCGTGATTGTCCTCACAGATGTTGTTACAGGTTATGTGCTTGTAGTGTTTAGATAGTTCGTCTATTAGTCTAACCTTTGCCTTTAGACCAGCCTCAAATGACTCTTCGTTGGTCATGTTCTGGGGCAGTTTGTGGCCCTTACGTGTCGTTTCTCCGTCCCAACCATCCATGTAGTCACCGAGCTCATCTAAGATCAGTATATCGCTAGTTTTATTCTCTAGTATAAAGTCAATCATCTCGTCAATTCTATCGTTTAATACAACATGATTCCAGTCTGCTGGATACAAGGCAAGACCCTTACGGCTTGCGTCCATACCAACGTGCACATCGGTCCATATTACCCGATCAAAGTCATAAGACTTAGGTGGCTTAATTTTTTTAACTGCAACATGATCTGCCATGCACTCAGATATAATCTTATCAAAGTTTATCTCAGTAACATTAAAGTTAGGGTTTCTAATAAAAAGTGACGCCTCCTTAGACTTCAACCACATGTATGGTACGGTTGATTGATCAATGTTTAAAGATTCACAAGCATCACGAAGACCTTTCTTTTTAATAAGCCTAGAGATTTGCATTCTTAATGCTTCTGGTTCTAGGTCGTTTAGTGGGAATTCTTTTTTTATTATTCGAGATATCTCGGTAATGTTTTGAGTTGTATTATCATACAGCTCAAGTGCTCTGTTATGGAATGTATTCATGAGTTTTTTGGAGGTCCTTTAGGACTTTAATTAAATTTAAAATATTAGATTTTAATTCTTCATTTTCATCGTCCATTAACGCTTCGTAAATGCAACAACTTAGGTCGTTGATTTCATCCATTACCCCGTTAACGTAATTAACATTACTCATATATGCAAAGTTATGTATTTTTTTTATTCAAAACACAAAAAAAATTATAATTCTGTAAGCCAAGATCTAAATGTGTTGCCCATATGGACAACCTCCTGATAGAAATCTTCTACCTCTTTATCATTTTCTTGCTCAATTTTTAAATAAATAGTGTTGCCAAGCTTCTCTACCTCTGCAATAAATTCATTACCAGATTTTTTGATAAGTCGCTTGTATAGCTGGGGGTACGTGTCCCTGATATCCTCCATGAAGTCCATCATCACTGGCAAAATACCTACCAAGGCAGCCAGTTTTTTTTCGCTCGTTATAGATTTTTTTTTCGTCATCGCTTAAGTTATTAAAAGTATATTTTATTGGTTTCAACATTTCTTCTTCACTATGAAAGTCTTCCTCTTTCTTGTATCCAAACTCACCCCTGCTAACACTTAGTTTTATTATATTATAAAGGTTTAGGTGTACCGTGACCTCGGGGATATTGTATTTTTTACCGATCTGTTTTAAAGTCCACCCATCCTCTACAAGTTTTCTAATGTTCTCACTCTCCCTCGTTAACGTCAAAGTATGCCTCACCATTATACCAACAGGCCTTGGCTCCGTGTTTTTTGATTTCATTCATCCTATATATTTGTAGTGGTCTTGGCTTCTGCCCTTTCTTTTTAACCTCAATAAATTCAACGTTAGAATCTTTAGGTATCGCTAGTAGATCGGGTATCCCTGGCTTATTTGTTACAGATAGTTTTATGACATAGTAACCCTCGGTCTCAAGTTTCTTTATTAGTTTCGACTGGATCTGTTGCTCGGTCATTAAATACTGTATAATAGCTACTTAAATATGGTAGAACTTTATTAATGTTTGCAAATCTAACAAAGTTCATGTCAATATCCAAAACTTTTATCTCTTTTATTTTTATACAGTCTCCATCAAGTTCATACTTTGATATCTCCAATACATTTATTGGAGGAGTTTCTAGGTCAAACTTATCTATTAAAAGCTTGACCATCGGGTCGTTAAGTAATTTCATAGTCCTTTTTAAAAATGTTTACGGTGTATTTTTTCTTTGCCTTCACGGCCTTATATATCTTATCTTCAATTCCACCCTCAGCAAATATCCAGTATATCTTATTGAATAAACGGTCCATGGTGGTCATACGGTCTCTCGCCTGCCAGAATGATGTTGCAGAAAAGTCGATGTTATAAAAGACCAAGTACTCTGCGTTCTTTAAAGATATACCCTCCCTACCACTAACGATCTGTAGGGCTATAGACTTGTTGCTGGAGTTGAACTCCTCGATGTCTGATGTCAAGTTTTCTGCACCATAAACTTGACTTAGTGCATTGAATTCTTCTTTAAACTTGTAGAATATACCAATCTTTGCGGTCGCAAATTGCGACTTGATAAACTCAGCCTTAGTCAGATCAAGTACCATAGAGTTGCCAGTCTCAAACTTACAGGTTCCGCTGTATAGTTGGTGTAGCTTCTGCATTAACTTTGCAGGAGTGTCTCCCAATATTACCTCGTTGTTACCCTCGACAACTAAGTCTGACTTCAGCTTTTTACATATGCTGTATGTAACTGGTTTCATCTTTAGGTGTATTATCTCTTCCTCTATCTCTGAAGAAAATCCAGCCTCACTCTGAGTGAATGTTATCATGTACTGAGAAACAACAGACATAATCTTTGACTCTATTCCCTTTGAATAGTCATTGACGAGCATGCTGTTTATCTTTCTTTGATACTTCATCACGTAGTCATCTGCCCACCTATAGAAGTTTGCATAGCCCCTAAATGGTGAGTAGATACTTATCCAAAACTGATGGTACATCTGAGAGAAGCTCTCTGGTGTTGGTGTACCTGACAATAAAATAAGTGGTATGCTTGAGTACCTATACTTAAATTGCTTGGCACCAAGTGATGGCTTAGGAAATGATCCAAACCTGTGTGACTCATCATGTACCACTAAGTCAAAGCTACCATCAACCTTATGTATTGATTCGTTGTTTGATACTACTAGTTCAAAGTACTCAGAGTATCCAAAGTTATCGTAGTCGTCTTGGATACTCTTTATAGCTTTTTTCTTTGTCATAAAGAGAACCCTTAACGCACCATATAACTTTGCTGTTTCAAATGAGGTCAGAGTCTTTCCAGTTCTAACCTCCATGCTTAGGTAGACTATTTTCTTTAGTCTCAGTATCTCTACTGCCCTATTCGCTATGTCTATTTGATATTCACGAAGCATCATCCTGTAGTTTTTGAATCCAGTATTTTACCTCAACTATTGTCTCAGCATTTATAGTCTTGTCGAGTTTTAACAGGCTCCTTCTAAGAACTCTAAGGCTGTCTAATGGAACGTAGGGCAATACATCAGACGCTCCAGTTATATATTCGTAAGCAACACGATAGTCGTTACAGGTATCTGATAGCTCAGCCTGTCTTTTTGTGCCACTTCTAGACAATTGAAATAACTTCTTTGTTATCTCCCATCTTTCCTTGATAATAAAACTTGAGTATTCCATAGTTAAAAGTTTAAGAGTAAATTTTCATCTTTCTTTAATATAAATTCTATCGTCTTACCAAGTGCGTTTCTTGATATGTTAGGCTTGGTACCAAACGCAAAATCACCGTAGCAGTCTATCCACCTATAAAATTTGTTGTGAGATATCTTGTACTTGCCGTACTGACCCCAGTCTGGGTACTGTATAGAGAAGTCGTTGTACAGCTCCTGACCTAAAGACACAGCGTTTAGCCTTGTCATGTAGTTGTCGGAACCAGTACACCACTCCCAGAAATCACCAGACGTTTCAGCGATAAACTTTCGTGTAGCAAGATTCTTAAACTCGCTTCTAGATAGTCCACTAGACAGATAGAACTGTAGGTTTTGGATCATGTAGTTGTCAAAATTGTTCCACTCCTCGTCAGACCATCCAGTGAATAGCATGTGACCAAACTCACTCTCAGGAGTAAAGGACTTGGTGTAGTACTGCTTGAACTCAAGGTCCCACTTCCTTCTCTCAAATGAATTTCCTGCACCCTTGATCGCATAGTTTGTAGTTATAACAATCTTTGGAGAGTATTCAAATGGGATGTGTATCTCGTCCTTGTTCTTCTTCTCAAGTGTTATTCCCTCAGTAATGATAGAGAACAACTTCTCGAAGTCAAAGTTACGTGCAACGTCATCAAAGACAAGTGTCTGCGTGTCTACCTGTACCCTTTGGTATGGGAAAGACTTCTGAAAACTAAATCCCTTGCCATCTATAATAACCATCTTTTTCATGTGGCTTATAGACTTTACAAAGATACCCTTACCAGTACCACCCTCTGGATTATCGCTGATCACCTCGTCATTTAATATAACCGCTGGTGAGTAGCTGGCTGGCTTGTGGCTGTGCATGAGGTAACCAAGTGTTGACTCCATAGACTTTAAACGCTCAGTGTTGTCGCCAGAAATATTTTTAATAAACACCCTAAACTCACAATCAACAACGCTTGACTTACTGAAGTCCCTGTTTATCTTTTGCTTCTCCCAAACATGGCCCGTAAGTTTTTTGTAGTCAATACTAAATATATCATCCCGTGTAACCTTGACTGCACAGTTCTGATAGTACAGGTAAGCCTCGTCAGGAGTGTCAACCATAAACTCAGGCTCAATCTTTGCAACATAATTTAAGAAGGTCTCTTGAAAAAACTTAGTGTTCATAGCAAAGAAATTATATATAGACATGTCGTCTATAGCTAACAACTTCTCTAGCACAAAGTCCTTTATCATGTCCTCGTTAACATCGCTGATGGTATTGTTGACAACTCTAACAAAGACAAAGTTGTTTGATCCAACTGGGTAGTACTTATAGAACCCATTTTTCTGTAAGTACAACCTAAATAAATGTGGGACCAAGTCAACCTTGCCCTTGCTAGATTTTGTCCAAAATTCATCTTCATTAATAGTAACGAATTCTGATCCATCTACCTCAGATGCTGGGGCACCATTTAATATCTTATTCTTAATGGTGGCAATCTTTTCAGAATCCTCAAAAAACTTAGTATTGAATGATGCCTTGTTTCGATATGCACTAGATACTATTTGTGGTATCTCTCTAGCCATATCACCAGCAGTGTCATAAGACATAAGTACTAGTGTTGATAACGACTCTGAAATTCCATACTCGTTGTGTGCAGAGGCCAGTATGTATAGATTATTATTTCTCGACCCACTGACCATGCCATAGTTCTTCTCCCACCAAATAGACAGCCTCTTTGTGATGTCGTCCTCGTTTACGATAGTTATTGTTTTTACTAATGGCTTTTTATATTCTGGATCCTTCTCCATCTCATACCAAACCAAAGACAATTCATTAACATGGATATCAGGGTCATAGGACTCATAACACACCCTGCTTATGTTCTTGCAAGACACATCAAACTCCTTACAAAAGAAATGCTTCTGTAGTGACAGAAAATATTTCTTATGGTTCATAGGGTCTTTTGGTATGCGGACCAACGCCTTCAGTCCATCACCAGATGGAGAGGTAAACACAGAGTATACATACTTATCGTTTATCAATTCTAATCTTTTGTCCTCTATGTTTCCATCAAAACCATCGAAGTCTAAACAAATAAATCCACTGTGATCAACGATAGAGTTGTCTGCCCTCTTAGAGAAGGTGCCAGAAAAACATATCGCTGGCAACAACTTCTTCTTCTCGTTACGCATGTCTTTGTTTGTCTCAGACCTTACTAACTCAACGATGTCCTTTGACTTGCCAGATCTTATCCTGTCTAGTGCAACATTGATGTCACGGTAGAATGGAGAAGATGTATCACTGATTGATTTAAAGTATGTTATCATTTATTATATTTTATTGATTAGATAATTCTTCACTATATTCTACATTACCAATCGATATTAAATCCAAATCGGCAAATCGGCTTGAGGAGTATCCATGCCACATTAAACCATTTTTAGTAGTTCCTTTGTTCCTTATTCCAGATATAATAAACACCCTCTGTTCATAAGAATTTATAAATTCATTCATGACACGGTACTCCCTACCATTCACAATCTCTGCCCCTTCTGGTAATTTTTTGTCATTAATACAAACTACTTTCTTCATGTTAGTCTAAGTTTAAATTATATTCATTCAATATCTCTCTTATAGCATCTCTTACTTTATCAGCCATGTCCCTCTCTTCAGATGTAGCTTCTCGTCTTTCAAAGGAACCATGCTTTGTTGCACTTCTGAGAAGTTGGTCTAAGTCCCACATGGCTAATTTCCACTTGTATCCATCTAAGGCCGTCCTTGCATCGTCTTGTTCTTCAAATTCATACTCAATAATTACTTTCATTTGTCCAGTTTTTTAGTTAATAAACTATCTCTATATGCTATCTCTTTCCTAATTAAATCAAGGTGCCAATCAACACCACCATAGTCAAGTACTGCCTCTAGGTAGTCATCATCCATGTCAGCTATTGCTATCCAAGTTAGTGGGTCTTTACCATCCTTACCTCTGCTACCTCTCGTTGCATGTTGTCTGACAACCTCAAAGTCATCGTCTTCATAAACATAATAAAGTTCAATCTTTGTCATGTCCATTGCACCATACCTACCATATTCATTACCTCCATCTGCCATAGCATCATTGGGGCAACTACACGTTACATAGTCATGCCTGTGTCTACTTACTAATACCTCATTACACTCAAGGCATTTTACTGAATTATATACTATCTGTCTCATTTTTATAAGTTTTACTTGTTAATTATTAGTTTTACAGTATAAGTTTATTTATTACGAGATACCCTGATCCAAAATTTATTTACTTTGTGTAATCCTAATTGTGAATTTAATTTTCTTGTTTCTTTATTTTGCATTCTTCCAGGTGTTACAACCCATACATCATCATTCCCATCAAATATCTTTATGTTTTGATTACGTAAATATTCTGAGATGTCCTTCATAGCAATTCTGGCTGAACATTTGTGTTTTGGTTTCATATCATTTCTATTTAATTAATGTGGCAATTTTTGCCACTTATCCTTTATCAAACTGTCTCATATATTAGCTAAATTTGGGACAAATAGTTGTTAATAGCTAACATATTAGCTACATTCCTTTTGCAATTATCTTTAGCACTTCTAACCTCTCCTCATCTGTTAGTCTAGCAGGTAGCTCATACTCATCCTTGTTGTCCAACCTGCACTGCTCTACTTCTTCCCATAATGACTGAATATCATAACAAATAGGTTTTCCGTCATTAGTAGTTGCTTGGTCAATTGTTCCAACAGGGTCTCTCTCCCATAGATACCAACTAATCCAATCTGCTCCTTCTTTACCGTAGTAAACTTGACATAAAATCTCTATCACTGAGGTATAATTATCTGAGAAATTAATAGTGTCTATATCTAATACATACAATGCATGTTCCTTGTCTGATTGTTTCCTAAGTCTATTTAAGATTTCTGTAAATACTTCTAGTTTCATAGTTTCTCTATTTCTTGTTTAACTTCATTCCAATAAGTTACTTCAGCTTGTGAATCATTGTAAAATGACGCTACTTTTAATATCTCATCTACTGCTATCAAGGCACATTGTTTGCTCCAATAATTTCTTTTTTCAATATTAGATTGGAATAAACAATACCAATAACTATCGTATAAATCTTTTGCTTTCTCTTGTGGTGTCATAGTTTTATTTTTTTTGGTGTTGCATCTAATATTTTAGATAGCTCATTAATTACTTCCTCGCTTGTTTCTTTTATTATTGAAACACGTCTTTTAAATGCATTAGATTGTATAAAATCATCTATAGATATTTCTGATGAACATACAATAATTATTTTTGGAGATATATAAAATGATTCTTCATATGGCTTTTCTACCTTTACACCTTCAGCCATACTGCTATATATACCGTCTATATGTGATGCATCATCACAATCATCAATTATTATTAATTCAGTGTTTAAGTTACAAGAACGATAAAGAAACGGTCTATCATGCCTCCAATTTTTTCCTGAAATCCAAGTAACATTTTCTTTTTTATAAGAACTAGCTATCTCTTTAGCCTTCATTGTTTTTCCACTGTCGGCTTTACCTATTATTACTGTTATTTTATCCATTGTTTTGCTTTTAAAGGTTAGTTAATCGGGAATATGATTGATTTAAGGAATATTTCGAATTATTACCTATTTAAAGCATATATTACAAAAATGATGGTTTTTGTAAACTTTATTTAGCATTATCCCTATAGTCTATTATAAAACCAATGGCTACAATAATGTTCATGCCACAGGACATTAGTATCTCATGGATGTCAGCATACACATTTGTTGAAAGATGTACATGACCTACCATCCAAAAAGGTATGGACAAGTTTTGGCTTATCCATACCAATAGATATTTTGTGAAATGTTTCAGTTTACTTAGTACTTATAAAACTAATAGCTGATGTACTTCCACTCATACTAAAAGAATATATTTCAGATCCACAAATTGAATCGTTTATTCTAATTTTAAGTGTGCTACAAGTTTTAAAGGCCTGTAAAATATCAGTATTAGCAAGTAAATTGTCAAGTATATAAACTGTTTCTTTATCTGAACTTATTGAGCCATCTACACTAAATTTCTTTGCTACTCCATTAATCATAAAAGCTAAATCTATTGTTGGGGATTCATCACAATAATAACCTCCTGCCATATAAAAATATATCTCGTTATCAATATTTCCTAATCCAAGATAATCTATAGTTGAAGAATTTGCGTAACAATAACGATAAGGTTCATCGAAATCATTTTTTACATTTTTGTTTACCCATTGAGCATTTGCATTTAAACACAACATTACTCCTACACTCATCAATAATTTTTTCATTTTGTTTTATTTTAATTGTTATACAATAATTCTTTTAAGAGCCTATTTTCTTCTAGTAATTCATGGCACGACTCAGCGTCCTTGTACATGTATATGCTAGAAATTAGACCCAATACTAGACCTATTACTATTCCTATTAAGGCTGAAATATACTCCTGTCTTTTTTCTTTTTCTTTTACCTCTTGAGTAATTCTTCCCTTGATTATTTCTTTCATTTGATTTCTTTTTTTAATCGTTCAACGTAAAGAGTAGCGTCCATAAGCTCCTCCTGTAGATGCGTAAGCCAGTCTAATGGACTTAGGTCCGTTCTGTCAAGTGTGGTGTTGTATTTTTTGATTCCAGATGTCGATCTTCCTTTGAATGATTCTATTACCGAATCTACAATACTATCTTGCCCATGGCTGAAGTTTGATTCCCATTTCATTTAATTAGATTTTAGATTTTTAAAAAAAAGGGTAGGCTATCCCATAAGATACCTACCCAGAGTTTTTTCCAATTATGGTTGGTTAACCTCAGAAACTCTAACTGAACCTATGAATTATCAGATTGATCGTTCAAGTCCATCCACATACCAATGTAAAATGGAGCAAAAATCCAACCCGTAATGATCGATAAGAATAAAAGCATAAAGAACTCAAATGCAGTTGCTTGATTCTTAAATGATACACCAAATGTAAACATCCCTGAAAACATAAGGTAAAATAATAGCCACTCCATTAGAATGGTAGGTCCTCCTCGACCTTTTCTTCTGGTGCAACAGCTGTTGGACTCTCTTGTGTGGTCTCAATTCTCCATGCCTCAAGTGTGTTGAAGTACTTCACATCACCAGTTGGACTCGTCCACTCTCTACCACGCAAGTTAAATGACACCTCGACAGACATACCCTCCTTCAAATTGGTTAGCTCGTCACACTTGTCTTGCATAACTTGAAATGAGATTTGTTGTGGGTACATGTCATCAATAGATGTTAGTACAAAATCACGCTTGCGAAACTTGTCATTGATGACATTCGTCTCGCCAATCATCTTAATTGTTCCTTTAATTTTAAACATTTTTGTTTTTTAATAAATTAGAATAAAAAATTGCATACTTCTCGGCAGTAGCTAGCCGTTTGTCCATCTTGACAATGTCTTTATCTGTAAGTTCAACGCTAAACACAGTGGCCCTCAAGTTGTCGTCTAGGTGCTCCATGTAGTGTAGGCTGTCGTCCTCATAATCAGGCTTCAACTCCTCAGGTGTGGTGGTAAGAATAAATGCTACCTCGCCATTACACCATTTATCGCCAGTCATCTTAGTCATAATATAGAGATAATGTTTTACTTGCCACTCATAGTTTGGGTCGTAGGCCTGCTCAATAGTCTTGGGAAAAGTCTTTTTCGACCAAGAGGACTTTATGTCGATTATCTTCTTATTCTCACAATCAACAATGTCAGGATGACCAACCGATATACCATGCGATATGTGGTAGTACTTATCAAACTCAGCTTGTTTATGGTAGTTAGTAAAGAAAATCCTATTGTATATGTCAATAGATTCTTGCTCAACGTCCCATCCCTTTTGAGTCTTAGGGTTTGAAAATGATTCAGTGTACCCATAGAACTCCCTATTGATGTACTCCTCGATAAGGGTCTTTGCACCCTTGCTCAGTTGAACCTCTCCTGCTTTTTGTTGCAGTTGGTCACGCTTAATTGCTTGAGCACTAGTAAGTTTAATCTTTGATAGCAGTTCGTCAAGTTGGGCTTGCTGTATGTCAGTCAACCCATCGTCCCCCATAAATAACGGGGAGCACGATGATGACCTAATCTTCATTTGTAAACATTTTAATTTGATCAGCCGTCAGTGTGTACTGCTTCTGAATCTTCTCGATCGTAGTACGCCCCGACTTTACAGACTCAACAGCTACGGGTAGCTTCTCGTCAGGTAGTGATGGTAGCTCCTTCTTTGGCAAGGGTCGTGTGCTGAATCTCAGTGCGTCAACCATGCCTTGAGGACTCTTTACCTTCTCGACAGACAATACTATCTGCTTGGAGGTGTAGTCGTCAGGGTTGAATGAATTAAAGAATGTCTCCAACCTCTTGAAATTTGTTCTGTTAGAGACCATGCTCTTCTCAAATTCCTTGAGCTTGATGAACACCTTGTCCTCCTTGCCCATCTCACCAACCATTACGTCTTGGTATATCTTTTCAATTGTTACGATAGTGGGCTCGTACTTCCCGTTGACCTCCAAGTCCCAACTTCCTAGGTACTTGTTGTCCTTCATTAAATTTCTCCAGTGTGACATATTTGATTTTTTTTTACAAATTTGATAATAATTTATTGAATTCCAAGCGAAAATCTACATTTTTTTTTAACAATTCCTCTCTCTTCCTTAAGATAATGTCTATCTGAGTAGTGTTGTTGTCTAAAATTGCATGTCTCATTAGGCCGTTGTAGTACTCTATCCTATTGTCGTTAGTTTGGATGTTTACCATGACAACCCCCGATTCCCATCCCATATTTTCAAATATGTGTAGCTGTTCAGGGGTTATGTCATCGTAACTATCAGTATACGTCATCGTGTTCTTGACAACAATACTTTCGTCTTTGGTGAATCTCTCAATCTTCACCCCTCGGTCGATGTACCACTCGCTGTATGCGGTGCGGTACAAAGACCGACTTGGCTTACTTACGTCTTCCCAAGCTTTCATTTAATCGGTTCAAAGTAGTAATTGAATACCTCTCCATCAGCTGTTTTGCTTTCCCTTACCAACATGGTTTCGTTGTTTGGTATGATGTGTACCTCCAAGATGTAACCACCGACTGGACGATTTGCAATAAATAAGACCGCCGCATCGTTCTCATTTCTAATTGTAAAGGATAATAAGACCTCCTCGTCCTTGTAAAGTTCTTGGTACAAGTCCTTGTAAAAGAACCCGTTGGCCTCGACCACTTCAAAGTAGATGTCTAGAGCGTCCTGTAAATTGTTGAAAACCATGTACTTTATGTTGCCCTCTGATGCCTTGAATCTATTTAGTCCAAGGGTCTGTGAGCTTGCGTCAATCGATAGCATCACAGCTACCGCAAAAATTATTTTTTTCATTCGTAAAAAAGTTTTAATAAGTTAATAAAAGCCCAAGCACAGCAAAATAATGTTATCGGAAATAATATTATCGCACTAAGTGTTGGGTACATTAAATTTCTCCTTAGCAATAAAAATACTACTAATAGAATCGCTATTGGTATCATAGGCGTTGTTATCTTACACCGCTTGCATATATAGACTTGAATTCATTGAATGACTTTATTCCGCCACCCTTTGACTTGATTATGTCGTCAGGTGTCACGTCATCAATGTATAGGTGAGGTAGCCTCATTAATACGTTGTGAAGTCTTCTGCTTACTGCATTCTTGCATAGCCATTCGTTTACTAGCATACGCTTCTTGATCTGTCTGTGGTATTTTTCGACAACGTCTAACGATTGGATGTACTCATCCCTCGTAACTTTGGTCTTTAGCATGTATGTATATTATGTTGTTAATACTCGTACCGACCTTTCGTAATACGTCACGGTAACTTGACGCTTCAATTGTTATGCCCGTACACAAGCCCTCGCTTATGTAGTAGCACACGTGGTATTGCTTCATCATACTTCTACTTCTATTTTAGTTATTAATTGTTTCTCGTAATATCGGTCTGTTGAGCTATATGCTTGGATGATGTAGCTCAGCCACTCTAACTTCGTGCCGAACTCCGAGCGTAACTTATAGTCGAAGTGTATGTCGAATGTCTCTGATGAAAATGTTACAGGCAACCACTCGTCCAATTGGTCGAAATAAATTGTCTGCGTTTCAACCCCGTGAGTGATGTCTACGCATCGTAAGGTTGGATAGATTATTGCTTTCATAATGTTAAGAATGTTAGAAATGAATAAAAAATGTTAAGTTGAAATGAAATCAACATAGTTGAATCCCTTATGGTAGCTAGGTTAATGTTAGAATGTTAATTTTTACTCTATAGAATGAAAAAAAAAATATATATATATATAATAGTACATATACTATGATTAATTTTCTACGCTAGTTTTGGGTGAAAAATCAACATTCCAACATAACATATTGATAGATAGTGTTTTAAGTGAAAAAAATCAACATTAAATCAACATAAACCAACATTTGTTAGCATTTGGTAAGTTTTTGAATTAAGAAACAAGAAACATACCTATACGAGGGGGGATGTATAAGTTTTACCAACACCCCCCTTATAAGCAATACTATGTTGATTCTTAATTCGGTTTATAGGTTACAAAAAAAATCTTCCTCAACAAATACTGTCGAGCTGAATTCATCTTTTAATTGGTCGATTGTCATACCCTCTCTGTCGGATAATTCAAGCAACTCTTCTTCGGTCAATTGGTCTATTGTTCTGTACATGGTTTTAGGTTTTTAAATGTGGTTTGTATTTCTTGTAGGTCTTTGTCTTCTATCAACGAGGTCATCGTCTCTATTATTAGGTATAGTTGGAATGTCGACCTGTCGTCTAAGTCCCTCTGCTTTTCTAAAAAGTCTAGGGTCGTCTGTCTGTGGTTCACAATCATCGTCTAGAATGTTAGCTTGTCGAATTCTTGGTACATGTCTACATAATCTAAAGGAAATCTATCCTTTAGTGCTTGTAACAAACTATCGTTATCGTACTCCTCGTATCCGTCCCTCTCTGCGTTTACAAGTGGGGTTATTACCTCAACGATTTGGTCATCGTCTAAGGTTGTCACTAGGTAGAAGTCCTCTTCTGACCATGCTGATGTGTTGATTCTAATTACTCTCATGGTTATTTAATTTTATCGGTTATTACTTCTATTGCTACACGTATTCCATATTGGATTTCTCCCATTATGTGTTCGTTAGTCAAAGCCATATTTAGTACTGATTGCTTTTCATTGTCAGTTAGGCTGTCGTTATCTACATCTTGAATGCTCCATAAATTGTCTACGTAATATCCTGCATTACGTAATACTTCTTTTGCTTGTTCTGTTGTCATAATTTCTAGGTTTTATAGGTTAATAATTATTTTATTTTTACAATTGTATAGGGTCTAGACCAACATAAGTCTAACCATTTTTTTGCATCACTAATACTTTCAAATGTGCCCGTAATAATTTCTCTCGTAATACCGTGAAGTCTTATAATACATTTTTGTTTTTTCATAAGTTCTAGGTTTTTAAAGTTCATACTCGTTTCCATTATCGTCATAGTACACGTCCTCGTCAATCTCTTCCCACTCAGTGTAGTAGTAAAACTCCTCCTCGTAGTAATGGTCTAACATTAATTTGTCTGATTTGAAATTTAGGTCTTCTTCTTCAGCAACACCTTTCAACCATTTGATTAAGTGTTCTTTCTCAGAGAAGTATAGGTCACCTGCTCCAACAACATATCCATCGTTCATACCACGTCCCGTAGCATCACATTTTCTTGCATATCTTTCCATAAGTTCTAAGGTTTTATTGAGAACATAATTCCCACGTGTTCATTGTTAATAATTTTTTCTTTGTTAATCCTAATGACTTCAAAATAAATTTTGCAAGCCTCATGTTTACCTTTGGGTCATCAAGTTCACCGCTTCCTATTTGTTGTACGATATAGGATGGAGACATACCCAATACCCTTGAGCAAAACTTTACGTCCTGCCCAAGGTAGAATTCTTTTTCGTCAACACACAACGTCCAGTTGTGGTCGAAGCCGTAGCTACTTGTGATTTGTACTTTCATTTTGTTAAATGTATAGGTGAGGTACACCCTCAAGAATAATTATTACGACTAATCTAATTAATCCAAATCCTAAGGTACCACCTAGTGCGATAGCCCAAATACTCATTAATTTTTCCATTTTGTAAGGTTTTAATTGGTTAAGACAGCACCTCGTGAGTGCTGTTTCGGATATTGAATCCATCGTCAGTTAACCTTTGTTAAACATTTCTTTTTTGAATCGAATCAAGTGACCCTCCTCGTACTTTAATAGGTCGGTTAGCTTGTCTCTATCCACGTCTATTATCCCGTGTATAGGATGCTTGATATCGTTGATGCCGACAAAGTTGATGTTTCTTTTTAATTGCTCAGTGATTGTTGTTGTTCTGATTGTTCCGTTCATGTTTTCTAGGGTTTAGGTTGTTGTTATCCGATTTGTAATTGACCATCAACGAATGATGGTTGGTATTCTCCATGTTCCGCAGTCATGTCATCTGTCTCGAAGAACGTGCTGTAACTAGCTAACTTCAATTCGTGACATGCTACTATAACCTCTGCCTCGTCACCAAAAATTGGATGCTCGAAGAACTCTATTTCTTGACCTTGGTCGTTAATCATTTTGCCGTAGCTTGTTGGATTTTTATCCATTAATTTTTGATAGTTTAACATAATTTCTAGGGTTTAAATTGTTAGTTAATACCACACCTCGTCTAAGGTGTAGCTGTACTTCTTACTTACATAACTGATGAATTTGTTCATATGGTTTTCATCGTTAAATTTACGGCACATAAATACATACTTCCCGTATGCATTCATAAATTGAATTCTTGCAATCATATTCTTACTTGTTTATTTCCATCCCCTTACTTTCATTCGGGATGTTTTGATTAATACTTTGTTTAAGAAGTAGCCGATTATTTCATAGCCGTTCTCGATTCTGATGATTCTACTTTCAATCATGGGTTCTAGGTTTTATTGGTTCGTGGTGCAGTATGTATCGCTCATATTAATTAGTCACTCTAACTGCACCTTATTGTTGTTACTTGCACCACATTTATATAGATGGAATCGAACCACCACAAGTAGGTTATTATTTGTTTTTTTTGCCTCAAGCCTTTGGTTATGCTATTTAGCGATAGTGTTACGCACTACCTCTGTCTATTTTCGGTGTCTAACCTCCTGCTTGACCGCAGTCCCGATACTAATACCCTCGAGGGGGGAGTGACCTGTTGTAATATGGATTGCCGATTCCATTTTCAATCTATTAAGTAAGCAATCATGTTCGTTCTGAGTAGACTAATATTCCGTGCCCTTAATACTTTCATCTAGTCTATGTCATAATGACTGCTAGAACTAAGAGTCTTGTTGTTCATCCCCATGTGTGTCGCTTGTTAATCAATCAAGGCTCGTTTGCCTCTCTAAATACTATAACGCAAGACTATTTAAAATGTTACAATAAAGTTGCATTTTTTTTCATTTTTTTTCATTTTCTTTAGATAAACCCACCAATATATGCTCGTAAAGTATTGATTGATTGATAGTTAATTAGTTTATTTTTTTTTCATTAAATTATTAATATTTGTTGTTTTTTATGTTGGATTGGGTCAGCCTCCTCAGTCAGGAAGTCTAGCTGTCAAAATTTCCGTGCAGATTTTCGGGTCAGATGATCAGCCGACCGACCGACCGATTTGCTATTCTATTTAACATAATGTAAATTATACAGCAGATAGATTTGGTAGCTGATTAATATATATTGCTGTCGGCTGATGTGTCGTGTAGCTGACGTGCCGACCTATCGCACAATAGGTAGCTAAGGCGGTAGGGGGTAGCAATAGGTAGCTAGGGTGTGAGGGGGGTTGCCTATGAAAAGCTAGAATATCCTAACCAAAAATCCCAAATGCAGACCCCCCCCCTTGATTTTTAAATCGTTTTCCTTTTGGTCAGCTCATCGTCAAACGTATATATTACCCACAAGTTCTAAATATTTAGTATATTTGCAATATAATATAAAAAGCAAAAAGTTATGAACTACGGAAAAAGAACAACAAACACAACAACACACCGTGACACACCACTTTCTAGTACTCCAGAGCCTAAAATTACTATGTTTAAGGATCTACCTGAGGTTACTGTTAGGGCTAATGCTAAACCATTATCATTAAAGACTGTTTCTCCTGCACAATCTGCAAATGAATTAACTTGGCGGAAGAGAATGTATGAATCAAGTATTCCAAGGGGCATGCAGCAGGCTAAGAAAAAGAAAAAATGGTTGACTGGGGATAATGCTCTATTAGGTGCAGGATTAGGCTTTACCGCAGGCGTGGCTGGAGCGATAATAGATGGTGAAATAAAGAACAGAAAATGGAAAAAACAACACCCCCCAAGAGATTGGACCAATTTTGATCCTTTCCAGCCATAAACATAATAATAAAATTTTTTAGACAATGAATAATAATCGTTTAACTCGAAATACAACAGGTAAGCCATTAGACAAGCAGAACTATAGCTCAATACCATTTAAAAACAAAGACATTGATCGCTTTAAAAAAGTAATGGTCAACTGGCCTGATAACATCTCAAACCCTAAAAACGCAGAGTTCGTTAACGAGGTAGCATTTAATAATGGAATTAATGTTAATAAGGTTACTCAAAAAATGTTTAATGATAGATATCTTAAAAAAGATTAGTATATTTGCAGTGTATATATAAACAAAAAAAAACAAAATGGCAACTAGAACAACAACAAAAACAACAAAGCCTACCCCAAATGCAAACAAGGTTAGTGTCAACACAAACAAGGTTAAGGTCAACACAAATAAGGTAGACATAAACGCTGCAAAAGTTAGAGCTAATGCTGCAAAAGTAGCGGCTAACGCTGCAAAAGTTAAAGCTAATGCTAAAGCAGCAGCAGTAGTTACTCCAGCTAAGATTACTAAAACAACAGTAGTTACCCCTAAAAAGTTGGCTCCTAAAGTGACTCCTGTAAAAGCAAAAGCGGATACTATGCCAGTTAGAAATACTACTGCTAAAGATTATGAAATAATGACTAAGGCAAATCTGGACCGTAGGGGGCCCCTGTATGTTGGCAGTGGTCAATATGGAACTATGGCACAACGAGACTCATCTATAAATTCCATAAGTAAATTTAATACTGGAGCGAAACTAGGTTCTCGTAAAGTCACTCAATCCTCTTACTTTCCAGGTGACGAGAGACTAGCAAAAGCAGCTAAACAAAGTAAGCTTAAATATGTTCCACCAAAAAATACAAACTCTGGACCGTTACGAAATAGACCTCAAACAAAAACATCACAGGAGGAGCTATATAAGAGGTATCAATAAAACTAATGAGCATACTATTTGAAAATAAAAATGGTAGATGCGTTCGTCAATAATATATATAAAACAAAATGAGAACAACAAACACAACAACAAAACCAACATTAGGAGTTGCCCGTGACGCAAACCCTGTAAAAAAGAAGCCAGAACGAGCAAATGCTAAGGGGATGACGGATTATAATTCTATACCATTTAAAAATAAGGACATTGATGTTCTTGGCAGAATGTCCGACATTGATATGTCACAGCCACCAAGAAGTAAAAAAGCTGATAGGCTTGCTAAAAAACTTGCAAATCCTAACACTTCACTTGATAAGTGGAAAAAAGTAATGATTAAATACAATAAAGAAACAGAATAATAATTAGTATATTTGCATCATGAGTATACTATTTGAAAACAGAATCTGGTACGGCATCAATTTAGGGTTTGAGTTATTCTGCCCAGACGATTTTTTTGACGAGTACCAATTAGAAATAAACATCCTTATAATAAAGATAACGGTGTTGTGGTAATGTCCACACACCGTTAATATTAAAATTAAATTAAATGATAGTAAAAGAGATTCACTTTGGCGATGACGGCCAAAAAAAACTAAAGTCTGGCATAAAAAAGATTGCTGGAGCGGTCAAGAGCACGATGGGTGCAAGAGGCAGGACGGTACTAATAGAGTCCGAGAATCACATTGGCGGTATAACTGTCACAAAGGACGGTGTAACGGTCGCTAGGTCGATCAATCTTTACGATCCCACTGAAAATTTAGCTGTAATGATGATGCGACAGGCAGCTGATCGCACTGCTGTTGTTGCTGGAGACGGAACCACAACGGCAATTGTGTTGGCAGAGTCTATAATTGACAACGCTGACAATATTATCGACAGTGCCGACAATATTACGGAGGTGATACGTGAGATATCTGAGATAACGACTAAAATTTGCTCAAGGTTGAGCAAGATGTCCAAGAAATTAAGTGGAAAGAAGCTACTTGATGTTGCCACCATCTCTGCAAATAACGACAGGGAGGTTGGAAAGATGATATCTGACACATTTGGCAAGGTAAACGTTGTTACTGTCGAGAACAGTCAGACTCCAAGCACACACGTAGAGATAATCAGTGGAATGAAGATCGATCGGGGGTTCTCTTCTAAGTACTTCATCACTGATCAAAAGAAGCAGGAGTGTGTACTTGACAATCCTTACGTATTAATCACGGACCACGAGATATCCAACATACTAAACATAGAGAAGGTTATCGCTCATGTTATATCATCTAATAAGTCGTTACTAATTATAGGTCAGCTTAGTGCATCTGCACTAAACACGTTAAACTTGAACGTTGCACAGGGCAAGATAAAGGCCTGCAACATAATACCTCCATCGTTTGGATACAGGAGCAAGGACCTGTTGTTTGACTTGTCTGTCTCGTTGGGTGGAACATACTTCTCTGAGGACACTGGTGACGATCTATCTGTTATTGAGGTTGAGGACCTTGGTCGTGCTTCTAGGGTTATTGTCAACAAGGACATGACCTTATTTATGCCGTTACCAGCTATGGCTGATGCGATAGACAAGAACATTCAGGTGTTAAAGGAATCAATTGCTGAGACTACAGACGTTAACGAGGTAAACTTTATCAATGAGAGAATCGCAAACATGTCTGGTGGAATTGGCATCATATATGTTGGTGCACTAAGCGACATTGAGCAAAAAGAAAAGAAGGACCGTATTGACGATGCTGTGTGTGCCGTAAAAGCTGCACTAGAGGACGGAATACTTCCTGGTGGTGGAATCGCATTGATAGATGCATTTGACCTTGAGTTTCCAGATGTAAGTACAACTGCTGAAAAGATAATGTTAAACGCTGTTGCGTCTCCATTCAAGCAGATAGTATTAAACTCTGGCAAGAATCCTGAATTAATTTTATCTGAAATGCCAATCGGTAGAAATATCGGGTATGACGTGAAGAACGAGTGCTACGGTGACATGATCGGTATGGGCATTATTGACCCAACGAAGGTGACAAGAAATGCATTGATGAATGCTGTGTCTGTTGCAACCACAATAATGAGTACTGACGCAATAATAACAAACATAAGAGACTATGAAGGTTCTAAATAGATTTATATTAATAGAGAGGGTATTCGAGCAGAGAGAGTCCAAGAGTGGATTAATACTCAGCGGTGACGACTCAAAGGACATGCGTTACCACAAGGCAACAGTCATAGAGACTGGTGTTAATATAGATGGAATATCTAGTGGTGACGTTATACTATTTGACAAGGTATCTGGTCACGATGTGCTTATAGGCGACCAAAGGATGTCGGTGATTCAGGAGAAGGACGTTGTTTGCGTTCTTTAAGTTTATTGTTAAATCTTTTGACGGCTATAGCCACTGTTTTTTGTGAAAAGGTGGCTGTCTGATTATAGATCCGTAGGTTTGTCTCAGGGAACATGTCTATACCGAGCAGCTTTTTATGCATCCCAGACACCATCTTTTTAGCCATTGGGGAAAGCTCGAATAGTTCAGCCTCACCAAATCCCTTTGTCCTCCACTTTGATATGAATCCATATCTATACAGCCTGTTGAATCTATCCTTGTCCCATGGCATGAAGTTGGCGTACTCTCTAAATGTAGTTCTGTTGAATAGGTGTTCACCATATAGGTAGAGTATCATCTCAAGGTCGTTGACCTTTTTTATGTCGTACTCGTACATTGTAAACTTACGAACCAGCCCCCAATTCTTAAGGAAGTCATGCTTAACCTCTGACCTAACTACGATTTCTTTTTTTTGTTTTCTTATTCTTCTTTGAATCATTTTGATTATATTTGCATTATAATATCAAAGATAATAAAAAAATGAGAAAAAACGGAGAGTCAAAAGGATTTTCTCAAGAAGAGAAAGACGCAATGCCAATGAAAAATGCGGCTATTGATAAATTAAATTCTCTTCTTAGGCAACAAAAAATAGAGTCAGGCTACAAAAAAGTAAATGACGATGAGTTAATGAATCCATATGCAGAAGGATTATCAGGAAGAGCAGTGAACCTTGAGAACCGTATAATTAACTTAGAAGAAAAAGACAATATGCCAATGAAGAATTCGGCTATTGATATATTTAACAAGAAGCGTTACGGTATTTCTAGAGAATTTGACGGACAGGAAGTACCTGGTACACTAACTGTTAGACCTACTATTTCTGGTGGTACTGTTGAGACTGAGAGGTTTAATATGCCTGGAGGCGGAACAAGTATGTCAAGAACTAGAATGAACGATAAGGGGCAACCTGTTAGAAGAGTTGTAAAAGATAAAAAAATCAATAAAAAGTGAAAGACCCTCGATTAGAGCGAGCTGGAGATTTAATAGGTAGTTTTATCTTAAAATCTACAGAGCTTGTAGGTAAGAATAAGGTATGGGATTGTTTTTGTATTTGTGGAAATGTAAAAAGATTTTGGAAATTTTCAGCTATAAGTAGACAAAAAACATGTGGTTGTGGTACAGATTCATCTGGTCTTTCATCAAAACAAGCAAGATCAATGAAATCAAGAATGCAAGGTTATAAGAATGGAGCTAAAAAAAGAAATTTTGAATGGTTATTATCTTATGATGATTTTGTTAATATAAGTACTAAACCTTGTTTTTATTGTGGTTCAAATCCTAATAAATGGGATTGTATGACAAATGCTCCTTCATTACAAAAAGATAGTCCAAATGTTAATCCAAAAGATTATGTGATATATTTTACAGGAGTAGATAGATATAATAATCAATTGGGTTATACTATTGAAAATTCATTACCTTGTTGTAAAAACTGTAATAGATCTAAAAGTGATTTATCTTTTGATGATTTTAAAGAACATATTAAAAAAGTATATAAATGGCTATACCACCAAGAATAAAAACAACAATTGAGAGATTAAATTTAGAGGGTATTAATAAACCAAAAAAAACACCTTCGCATCCAACTAAAAGTCATGTAGTTATGGCTAAAGATGGTGACTCTTATAAACTTTTACGTTTTGGTCAGCAGGGAGTAAAGACCAATCAGACGGCTGGTCAGCGTGAGGCGTTTAAGAGCCGTCATGCAAAGAACATATCTAAGGGAAAGATGAGTGCTGCATATTGGGCAGACAAGGTTAAGTGGTCACCAAGTGACACAAAGAGCCCTAGCAAAAAATGGATTAAGGGATGATAAACATAGTTGATAATTTCTTAGATGATTTAACGTATATATCAACTTACAATAAGTTATTAGATAATGATTTTGAGGAGGTAGTTGTTGGAGACAAAAGTTTTTGGGTACAGTTTAGCACTCCAGAGTTTGACAAGACTGTCCTTGACAAAGTTAGTTCGATAGAGGGTGTAGAAAGAAAGTCTGTACTCAGTTTTTTTAGGGTGGCTACAGATGAGTTAGATACCGACTGGAGAATACACGCTGACTCTATAATAAATGGTGAGAGACCAACCAGGGCACTTGTTTTAAATATTTCACAAAGCAAAATGACTGGACTACACGGCACCGCATTTTGGAGCCACAGAGAGTATGGTGATAGCCTACACGATGGGGTATCGTTTGAAGATTTTGACGGAATGCTTTTAAATCACTCAAATGATTTGTCTAAGTGGGAATTACAGTCTGTCGTTGGATATAAGATTAATAGAGCAGTGTGTTACCCATGCAATTACTTCCACAGCAAGTACCCGAATATCGGATGGGCAGCTGGAAGAATGGTTTATGTAATGTTTTATAAATAAATAATATATGTTAATACTAAAAAACAAGGGACTTGGTGACACGATTGCATCAATAACAAAGGCAACGGGAATAGACAAACTAGTCGGAGAAGACTGTGGTTGTAAGCAGCGACAGCAGAAATTAAATAATCCAGATTTACTAATAAACAAAATATTTTATGGGACAAAGCAAAACATCGAAGTACTACGAGAAGAACCCGAAGGCAGCGGAGAAGCATAGGGAGTACCAGAGAGAACTAAACAAGAAGGAAGAGCAGATTAAGTACCGATCAGAACACGTGAAGGAGCGTAGGAAGCTTGGTATTGACGGAAAGGGCGGTCCTGATGTAAGTAAGAAAAAAAATGGTACCTTTGTAAAGGAAAGCCCATCGATAAACAGAGCTCGAAATGGGGCAAATGGAAAAAGTACTAAAAAATAAATAGACATGGCAAATTTAAAATTACAAACTAGTGTAGCAGCGGCCGTTACACCAAGCAATACGGTAAACATACCATACCCTGGAGACAATACTGCATCACCAGATACTTCAGCGTGGCCTTGTGTCCTTTATGTAGGTGGGGCAGGAAATTTAACCGTTCTTACTGCTGGCGGTAATACCGTTACATTGGTTGGCGTTGCGGCAGGAACTTTTATTCCTATTCAGGTTGTTAGAGTTTTAACAAGTACAACAGCTACAAATATTTTAGCTCTTTGGTAATAATGAAGTACTTAGTTATATTACTTTTATTATTGTCGTCATGCTCCTTAGAAAAAAGGCTGGCGAAGTATTGCCCACTTTGTGTGCAAAAAGATAGTACAGTAACTATAATACAGCTTAAGGATACAACCATAACAATCCCTGGTGAAACAATAACGCTAATGGACACACTTTATTGTGATTCTCTTGGTAATGTTATATCTAAATTAAGAGAGGACTTAAGGGACAAAGATGGTACTTTAGTAAGCGTACAAACTAAGATTAAAGATAATGTGTATTACACAAAAGCTAAGGTACACACAATATATAAAACAATTAAGGGCAATGATGTGTACCACACTAAGGTGGTAACTAAAACATTAAAGCCAGAGAAAATTAAGTATATCCCATGGTGGGTTAATTTCTTTGCTGTGTTAGGGGTAATACTATTTATATATATATTATATAGATTGATTAAATTATATTTACTTAAAGGGTTTTAACGATGCAAATAAGTATAGGTATATCTGTAAAGGGAGCACAAACATCAGGTGCATCAGGTGCACCTGTTAATACTGTAATACCTGTAATCTCAGGAACTACTACAATAAGCAGTGTTCTTACATCAACAACAGGAACTTGGACTAACTCACCTACTAGTTATGCATACCAATGGAGAAGAAATGGATCGCCAATAGCAAGTGCCACAGCCTCTACTTATACATTAGTTGCTAATGATTCAGCAGCAGCCATAACTTGCACAGTAACGGCTATAAATGCTTCGGGTAGTAGTGCACAGACATCCAATACAATTACAGCAGATACCTATTCACCTGTACTTACTTCTGCACCTGTAATATCAGGATCTACTGCTTTAGGAGGTGTGTTATCATCAACAACAGGTACTTGGACAGGAATACCTACGATTACTTATGCATACCAATGGAGAAGGGGTGCAACAGATATACCAAGTGCTACATCTTCTACCTACACTTTAGTAGTAGCAGATTCTGCACAAAACATAACTTGCAGAGTAACTGCAACGAATTCAGCAGGATCAAATAATGTACTATCTAATACAATTACTGCACAAACCTATACAGCACCTTCTAATGTAGGTGCACCTGTAATTAGTGGTACAACTACTTTAGGTAGCACATTAACATCAACAACAGGGACTTTTACAGGCAATCCAACACCTACTTATGCATACCAATGGAAGCGAGGGGCTACTAACATAGGCACTAATTCATCAACTTATGTTTTAGTTTCAGCAGACTCAGCGGCAGCCATAACTTGTGTTGTTACTGCTACGAATGCATTGGGAAGTTCAAGTGCAACGTCTAATACAATTACAGCAGATACTTACGCAGCACCTGTAAATTCGTCACCACCTTTAATTAGTGGTACAACTACAATAGGTAGTCTTTTGACATCTACTTTAGGTGGTTGGCTTAACTTACCTACTAGTTATGCCTTCCAATGGAAAAGAAATACAATTGATATACCAAGTGCCACAACATCTACTTATACATTAGTTCAAGCAGACTCGGCAAGTGCAATTACTTGTGTAGTTACTGCTACTAATGCTTTTGGCTCAACACCATCAACATCTAACACACTTACTACACCAACATATGCTACTGCATTTACATCAACGTGGGCTGTAACCGCAGGTGAAACTATAACCTTACCATATGAGGTTGCAGGTACATACTCAGGTACTATTGATTGGGGTGACAGCACGACAAGTGTAAATAGTTATGCTAACAGAACGCACACTTACGCAACAGCAGGTACTTACACTATTTCAATCACAGGAGTAACTACAGGCTTTAGATTTAACAATACAGGAAGTAAAGCTAACATCAGCACCATTACAAATTGGGGTACTTTAAGATTAGGGAATAGTGGCAATTATTTCCATGGTTGTTCAATCTTAACTTTAACTACAGTTGTAGGAACACTAGACTTGACAGGAACAACGGATTTTACTAATATGTTTAATAGTTGTAGTTCACTTACAACTGTTAACGGTATTAATTCTTGGAATACATCAGCAGTTACAAGTATTGATAACATGTTTGCAAGTTGCGGTAACTTTAACCAAGCATTAACATTTAACACAGCATCAGTTACGAGCATGCAAGGTATGTTTATTGATTGCATAAACTTTAATTCTTCATTAACATTTACTACAGGAGCAGTTACTGATATGTCAACTATGTTTAACGGTGCAACAGCATTTGATGGTTTACTAACATTTACAAGTACAGCATCAGTTACAAGTATGCAAGCTATGTTTTTTAATTGTCCTAACTTTAATAAAGCATTGTCTTTTAACACAGTAGCAGTTACTAATATGTCTTTTATGTTTGGAGGAGCTTCTGCATTCAATCAAGACATAAGTTCTTGGAATACAGTAGCAGTTACTAATATGTCTTTTATGTTTTTTGGAGCTTCTGCATTTAATCAAAACATAGGTTCTTGGGACACAGCATCGGTTACAAGTATGGCTCAAATGTTTTTTGGAGCTTCTGTATTTAATCAAGACATAGGTTCTTGGGACACAGTGGCAGTTACAGATATGAGTAATATGTTTAATGGTGCTTCTGCATTCAATCAAGACATAGGTTCTTGGAGCGTGGTAAATGTTACAAACTTTACAAACTTTATGGCAAGTAAAACAAAAGTAACATTCTCTGCCGCTAATTTATCTGCTATTTATAATGGTTGGAGTGCAAGTGGAGTGTCCCCAAGCATTGCTATAAGTTTTGGTACTGCTGAATACACAGCAGCAGGAGCAGCAGGAAAAGCAGTATTAGTAGCAGCACCAAATAATTGGACAATAACAGACGGAGGGCAGGAACCTACTGCATTCACATCAACGTGGCTTGTAACAGCAGGGGAAACTATTACGTTGCCTTATGAGGTTACAGGTACATATTCAGGAACGATAGATTGGGGAGATTCAAGCACATCTACTAATAGCTATGCAAATAGAACACATACCTATGTAGGTGCGGGTACTTACACTATTTCAATCACAGGTGTAACTACAGGCTTCAGATTTAACAATACAGGTAGTAAACTTAATATCAGAACTATTACAAATTGGGGTACTTTAAAATTAGGGAATAGTGGAAGTTATTTTTATGGTTGTTCAAATTTAACTTTAACTACAGTTGCAGGAACACTAGACTTAACAGGCACAAACGATTTTATTAATATGTTTAATAGTTGTAGTTCACTTACAACTGTTAATGGAATTAATTCTTGGAACACAGGAGCAGTTACAAATATGCTTGGTATGTTTCAAAATTGCAGTAACTTTAACCAAGCATTATCATTTAACACAGCATCAGTACAAAATATGCAAAGTATGTTTAATAATGATGTAAACTTTAATTCTTCATTAACATTTAATACAGGTTTAGTAAATAATATGAGTTTTCTGTTTTTTGGGTGTTCTCAACTTAATACTGCACCAACATTTACAAGTACAGCAGCAGTTACGAACATGCAAAGTATGTTTAGAGCCTGTATTAACTTTAACAAACCATTGACACTTAACACATCTTCAGTTAATTTTATGACGAATATGTTTAACGGTGCAACAGCATTTAATCAAAATATAGGTACTTGGAACACAGTAGCAGTTACGAGCATGCAAGGTATGTTTAACGGTGCAACAGCATTTAATCAAAACATAGGTTCTTGGAATGTGGCTAATGTTACAAACTTTACAGACTTTATGGTTACTAAAACCCCTGCAACTTTCTCTACTACCAACTTAGATGCAATATATAATGGATGGGTAACAGTTCAATCAAGTAGAACAATAACATTTGGAACAGCAAAATATTCAGCAGCAGGAGTTGCAGGAAGAAATTATTTAACAACAACAAAATTATGGACAATAACAGATGGAGGGCTTTAATATGAGATACTATATAGTTTACAACAATGACAAAGTAATATTCTATTATGACGAATTAATAGAAGACCAATTCTTGGTAACAGGACTTGAAGAAACATTTATAACTGAAGATAAGCAGGAGTTTATTGATAAGTTAAAGAATGATTTTAACGTTGATTATACGGAAGAAGAAGTTCCTCCTGTGCCTATAAATACGGAAGAACTAGACTTATGAGAGCACAACTATCTTTATTAATAATGTCTGTCCAATCACAGCTATTGACACTTATATCTATATGCCTTGCATTTTTTATACCAATATCTGGTATACTGCTAATGATTGGAGTACTTATTATTTTTGATACTGTTGCAGGAATCTGGAAGGCCAAGAAGCTAGGAGAGAAGATTACATCTAGAAGACTATCTGCCATCATTAGTAAGTTAGCATTATACGAATTAACGGTAATAATGTTTTTCTTGATTGATAGATTTATTCTCAATGATATCATACTCATTTTTTTCAGTGTACCATTTATGTTGACAAAGGTGGTTGCACTAGTGTTATCCAGCATCGAGGTGATGTCTATCAATGAGTCATGGAAGCAAGTCCACCAGCTGGACCTATGGCAAAGTGCTAAACTTCTTTTTGCCAGAGCGAAGGAAATAAAGGACGATATAAATAAACTGAAATGATATACACTAGAGAGCAAATAGAGAAAGCTGTAAAGGCTAAAGGATATGTATACTTTTCAGGTGCTAAAGACTATGATGTAAATATTGTAGGAGTAAGAAACTCAGAACCAGGTCAAAAGGTAACTAATATCTTTGATGATAAGATGACCCTATCTTATAGAGTAGATGGTAAATGGTTTTATCATGAATGGGACAACACTACTGAGCCAGGCAAGAAGGGAGTAATGCAATTCCATAATTCTAAAGGAGTTGCAAGATTAGTTCCAGGACAATACAGAGGAGCTTATGCTGTATCTAAGCACCAAGGAAAGTATGAAGCATTATGTCAAAGATTATCAGATGTGACTGTATGGAGAGATGGTAATAAAGACATGATATTTGATGAGGTTAAAACTGATACTGGAATGTTTGGAATTAACATACACAAGGCAGGGACTGTTTCAAGCTTTGTAGAAAACTGGTCAGAAGGATGTCAGGTATTTAAAAGAACTAAGGACTTTAATGAGTTTATGGCTATAATTAATAAAGCTAAAGACTTTCATGGCAATCATTTTACATTAACATTGATTGAATCAAATGACATTTAAAAAAAATATGTAAATTTGTAATAATGAAAAAGCAATTAGAATCTAGTAAAAGAATAGTGCGATTTGTTAGTCGTCCAGGTGTTCATGCTAAGAGCAAGACATCAAAGTTAAAGACATCAAGGAATTATAAAAAAAAATATAAAGGACAAGGGAAATGAAAATAAATAGCTATAACAATTCAACGCCAACAACAAGTACTACATTAATTGGATCAGACAGTACGGGAGAGACATTTAATTTTACTGTTCAATCAGTCTTTGACTTAATATACAGTGGTGTATTAAATGTTAACGCTTCTGTTGTTGCAACAAATTCACTAACATCTGCCACAATTACTAGCACAAATACATACTTTACTGGCACAGTTGCTGGAGCTAGTTTTGCAATAACTTTTCCAGCTGCAAATTCCAACTTAAATGGTATAAAGTACACAGTAATGTCCACATTTGCAAGACCTACTACAACATGGATATCTACTGGTGCTACCTTTGTTGGTGCACCTGCTGCATTAGTAGCAGATACCCCAGTATGTTTTCAGTACAATCACTCTGACCTTAAGTGGTATAGATCATTATAATTAGTATATTTGCATAATAAATTTAATAAAATGAAAAAAATAAAAAAAGAGGAGCTCTCTAAGTTAGTTGAGCTTAACACAAACTTTCGGGAATTAAAGTTCCAATTGGCAGACATTGAGGTTACCTTCAATAGACTAAAAAGCCAAAAAATCGCTACACTTTCAAATCTTGAAACAGCAGCCTTTGATCTATCGTCTTATCAGGATGAGATAATTAAGGAGTATGGAGACATTAAAGTAAATCTACAGACAGGTGAATATAATTAGAAAAGTGTCTATTGGCCCTGACTACATGAAGTGCATGCACTATATGTTAGGGCAAGAAGTTCTTGATAGAACTTGGGTAATAGATTCCATACTAAAGGATGACTCTGGATCAATATCTATATGGATAATTAAATCTGGAGAAATAATTAAGTGGAAAACTTTTTCTAGTAACGTTCCAACATCAATAGAGTTTAAAATAGATTTTTAATGAAGTCACCATACTGTTTTATCATCAAGCCAGTTGATGGAAAGCGGTACGATAATATAAGAACTTACGGAGGTAAGCCATTTGTCATAAGCTCATCACAGGAGGACCACAAATCTACAAATAGGTTTGCTGAGGTAATATGCACACCAATGTACTACACTGGACCAATAATGCCAGGAGACATAGTCGTTGTTCATCACAACACATTTAAGTTTTACTACGACATGAAGGGTAGACAAAAGAGTAGCTGGAACTACTTGTTTGACGACTTATTTATTGTTCAGGACGATCAACTGTACCTTTACAAGTCAGGTGAATCTGATTGGATGGCACCGTCACCATTTTGTTTTGTGAAGCCAATCCCATCTGAGGATAAGGTGTTCTCATCTTTGGGCAGCCTTGAGGAATTGTGGGGTGAACTAATCTTTACCAATAATGAATTAGAGGGCGTATCTGTTGGAGATGTAGTTTCATTTACTCCAGACAGCGAGTATGAGTTTAAGATAAACGGTGATTTAGTTTACAGAATGTACAACAGGAACATATGTCTAAAAAAATAGAGATACTTGAGGCTGGTAAGAAGGCTATTGACGAGCTTATTAAGGTTCTGATGGAGCCAATTATTACTCATGCTGAGGACGACCTTACAGCTGATAAATTGAAAAATGCAGCATCTGCTAAAAAGTTAGCCTTTGATGATGCACTATCTATGCTACATAAGATTGAGGAGGAGGAGAACAAAGATAAAAATGTAGACATCGTTAAGATTGATCATGGAAGGCAAGGATTTGCCGAAGGAAGAGCTAAGAATGGAAAATAACTTATACAGGGTTGTTTTAGATCAAGTTCCTAAAAGTGTTGTAACTACAAGGAATAAAAAGAAAGCATGGTCTTACGGATACAGCAGTGACTATGACTTTGTTGTAATATCTAAGGACGGTACTATAGGTGAGATATACGAAATAGGAGGCCTAAAGGTTGCACTTCCAAGCACCCCAACCAAGGTAGACAACTTTAATAATGTTTGGACTCCAAAAGAATACCCTGAAGAACTACAAAAAATAAAAACTATTTTTGATTGGAATAGGAGGGACAATATTTTTAAGTCACGGTATATAGACTTAGTCGAGGGTGAGTTTGACAAGAGGGAGTATGGGTATTGGTTTATGAATAATAACACCCCTACCTACGTGACTGGTAGTCATTACATGTACTTACAGTGGACAAAGATAGACGTAGGACTTCCTGATTTTCGTGAGTCAAACAGGATATTTTATATTTTCTGGGAGGCTTGTAAGGCTGACGCTAGATCTTTTGGTATGTGCTACCTAAAGAACAGACGTTCTGGATTTTCTTTTATGAGCTCGTCTGAGTCTTGTAGCACTGGTACTATAGTGCGTGACTCTAGAATTGGTATACTATCTAAGACAGGTTCTGATGCAAAAAAAATGTTTACTGATAAGGTTGTTCCGATAATACGTAACTACCCATTTTTCTTTAAGCCTATTCAAGACGGTATGGACAATCCAAAGACTGAGCTTGCGTTTAGGGTTCCAGCTTCAAAGATTACAAGAAGGAACATGGACGATGAAAAGACTGAAGAGATTGATGGTCTTGATACTACGATTGACTGGAAGAATACTGCTGACAATAGTTATGACGGTGAAAAATTACTATTGCTAGTTCATGACGAATCTGGAAAGTGGGAGAAGCCTGAAAACATTCTAAACAATTGGCGTGTAACAAAGACCTGTCTTAGATTGGGATCAAAGATTGTAGGTAAGTGTATGATGGGATCAACGTCAAATGCATTGTCTAAGGGTGGTGATAACTTTAAGAAACTATTTAACGATAGCAACCCTGCATCACGATCTGCCAATGGTCAGACCAAGCAGGGATTGTATTCTTTATTTATACCAATGGAATGGAATATTGAGGGGTACATTGATAGGTACGGATGGCCAGTTTTTGAAGACCCAAAAACACCAGTTATTGGAATGGACGGAGAAAAAATAACCAACGGTGTTATTACTTGGTGGACAAACGAGGTTACTGCATTGAAGTCTGATGCTGACGCACTAAATGAATTTTATCGGCAGTTTCCAAGGACGGAGTCTCATGCATTTAGGGATGAGTCAAAGCAGTCATTATTTAACTTGACAAAGATATACCAACAGATTGACTATAACGACTCATTAATAAAGGATAGAGTCTTAACTAGGGGTTATTTCCACTGGAAGGACGGTAAGCCAGACACGACTGTTGTATGGACCCCAGATCAGAAGGGTAGATTTCTTGTGTCATGGATACCAGAGCAAAACAAAAGAAACAACGTAATAGACAGAAAGGGATTAAAGTATCCTGGAAATGAAAACATTGGCTCGTTTGGGTGTGACCCGTATGACATATCTGGTGTTGTAGGTGGTGGTGGATCAAATGGTGCCCTTCATGGAATGACTAAATTTCACATGGAAAACGCTCCAACAAATGAATTTTTTTTAGAGTATATAGCACGGCCTCAGACAGCGGAGATATTCTTTGAGGATGTTCTTATGGCATGTGTATTTTATGGTATGCCAATACTAATTGAGAACAATAAGCAGCGACTACTGTATCACTTTAAAAATAGAGGGTACAGACCATTCTCAATTAATCGTCCAGACAAACACTACAGCAAGCTCTCTAAGACAGAGATAGAGCTCGGTGGTATACCTAACTCATCTGAGGATGTAAAACAAGCCCATGCGGCAGCTATTGGCTCTTACATTGAAGAATACGTTGGTTTGGATCTTGAGGGAACATACCGTGACCAAGACTCTATGGGGTCTATGTATTTTATAAAAACCCTTGAAGATTGGGCTAGGTTTGATATAAACAACAGGACAAAGCACGATGCCTCAATTAGTTCTGGTCTTGCAATTATGTCTACAAAAAAGTACATCGTTAATCAAGAGAAAACAAATACAAAAATAAGTATTAAATTTGCAAGATACGATAATACAGGCAACCGAAGCGAAATAAAAAAATAATGGATAAACCATCAGTTTTAATACAACAACGATCATTCCCCAACCAGAACGCAACCGATGAAGAAAAAGCAACAATTGAATATGGCTTAAAGGTAGCAAAGGCAATTGAGGGAGAGTGGTTTAAAAAAAATACAAATAGTTGTAGGTTCTACAATCAATGGGGCAATTACCATACACTTAGATTATACGCTAGGGGTGAACAACCAACTCAAAAATATAAAAACGAGTTATCTATAGATGGAGACCTGTCTCACTTAAACCTTGACTGGTCGCCAATACCTATTATTCCGAAGTTTGTTGACATTGTTGTCAACGGAATGTCTGACAGACTATTTACAATTAAGGCTGAGGCTCAGGATGTTATGTCTGCTGAACAAAAGAATATGTTTCAGGACATGATCGAGTCAGACATGATCGCAAAAGACTTCCTTAATCTAACTAAGTCTGAATTTGGAGTTGATGCATTTAATATTGACCCAAATGAATTACCAGAAAATGATGAGGAATTATCGTTGTACATGCAACTTAAGTATAAGCCTAGCATTGAAATTGCTGAAGAAATAGCAATAGATACTATACTTAAGATGAATGACTATTCAGAAACAAGGAGCCTTATCGATTACGATATGACTACAATTGGTCTTGGCGTAGCAAAGCATTCATTTTTAATTAATGATGGTGTAAACATTGAGTATGTAGACCCTGCTAACTGGATACATAGCTACACTGAAAAGCCTGATTTTTCTGACTGTTATTATTTCGGAGAGGTAAAGATGGTCCACTATACTGAACTAAGAAAGATCAATCCAAACTTAACAGATGAAGAATTAACTGAGATAAGAAACGCTAGTTCTGCTTGGTATGATTATTTTCCAATAATAAAAACGTATCAGGACGATGCTTTTTTAAATGAAGTCGTAACACTACTTTATGTTAACTACAAGACAGACATGAAGTTTGTTTGGAAGAAAAAAATATTAGAGAACGGTGGCGAAAAGGTAATAAGAAAAGATTCATCATTTAATCCTCCAGTTGAGGAAGGGATGATGTACGAGAAGATAGAGTCTGTTAAGGATGTGTGGTACGATGGTATATTAGTTGGTGGATCTAACAAGATGATAAAGTGGGAGATGATGAAAAACATGGTCCGACCAAAGTCAGCTTCACAGAACGCTATGCCTAATTATATTGCATACGCACCTAGAATGTACAAAGGAAATGTTGAGTCTCTTGTTAAGAGAATGATACCATTTGCAGATCAGATACAACTAACACACCTTAAGTTACAACAGGTAATGGCTAGAATTGTTCCAGATGGAGTCTTTATTGACGCTGACGGAATAAATGAAGTTGACTTGGGTACAGGTGCAGCATACAATCCAGAAGATGCATTAAAGATGTACTTCCAAACTGGTAGTGTAATAGGAAGAAGCTATACTCAAGATGGTGATTTCAATAATGCTAGAATCCCTATTCAGGAGTTAAATACAAATAGTGGTCAGTCTAAGATGGCTGCACTTATTGGTAACTACAATCATAACTTAAGCATGATTCGTGACGTTACTGGAATAAATGAGGCTAGAGATGGATCGACACCTAATCCAGACGCACTAGTTGGAATACAGAAGATGGCTGCACTAAGCTCTAATACAGCGACAAGGCACATACTAGAGGCTGGTCTATCTATAACAAGAAGATTAGCAACGTGTATATCATTAAGAATTGGTGACATACTTGAGTACTCTGACTTTGTTGAGGAGTTCTCTATGCAGATAGGAAAGTATAACGTTGGTATTCTTGATGAGATAAAAGAATTATATCTACATGACTTTGGAATATTTATAGAGATATCTCCAGACGAAGAACAAAAACTAAACCTAGAAAAGAACATACAGATTGCACTACAACAGCAAACAATTGACTTAGAAGATGCTATTGACATTAGAATGATCAATAACATGAAGCTAGCAAATGAGATGCTTAAGGTTAAGCGTAGAAAAAGAATGGAGACACAGCAGAAGCAAAAGCAAGAAGAGATGCAGATGCAAGGCCAGATGAACATGCAGTCACAACAAGCGGCAGCAGAACAGAAGGCACAGTTATTCCAACTCGAGGCTCAGGCTAAAATGCAGATAAAAGAAGCTGAAGCAAACTACGCTATAAAAACAATGCAGGCTGAAGTTGAAGCAAAGAGATCCTTAATGGAGTTAGAATTTGAGTACAACATGCAATTAAAAGGTATTGAGGTAGACGGAATGTTAACAAGAGATAAAGACAAAGAGAAGGCTAAGGATAAAAGAGTTGACCTTCAGGCTACTAGACAGTCTGACTTAATTAACCAAAGAAAAAATAACTTGCCGCCAATGAACTTTGAAAGCACTGAAGATTCGTTAGATGGATTTGATTTAGAATCTTTTAATCCTAGATAATAATGAACAAAAGAACAACAACAAAAACAACAAAAGATCCTATTAACGTGACCCCATCTTTAATGGGTTCATATAGTGGGAGTAATGAGGATTTTGGTAGTGTCGGATTAGGGGGTGGAAATAGCATGTTTAATGTAAATGCGAGCAAGGCTTTTTATAGAGGTGGTATGGGATCGCATTATGATGCGTCAATTAATATACCAATTAAAAAAAGTACGCTTACGATTGGAGGAAACATAGATACTGACAATACGGGTTCTTTTAATTATGGTGCAAACGTTGGTTTAACTATTCCAATAGCCTTAAAAACAAAGAAGAAAAAAAAATTGTAACTTTGTAAAATATTAAATTAAATAAAATGGAAGGTGAATTTAAAGTAAGAGCTGTTGAGTTTGAAGAAAAGTCAGCAGTTGAGATTGAAGAAAAATTGCTTAAGGAACACGAAGAGAAATTAAACCCTACAAGTGAACCACAAGAGCAAGTAAATATTACAGAAGTTCCTGAGGTAGATATTGATGAAAATAAAATCATATCTTACTTAGGAAAAAGATACAACAAGGAGATATCATCTCTTGATGATATATGGGAACAGAGACAGGTAAATGAAGAACTACCTGAAGACGTTTCAGCATTCTTGAAGTATAAAAAAGAAACAGGTCGAGGGATAAATGATTTTATGAATCTTAGTAAAGATTATAATTCAATGGACCAAGACACTTTGCTTTTTGATTTTTATAAAGAACAAAACAAGGAGCTAGACTCTGATGATGTTCGTTGGGAGATTCAAAATAAGTTCTCTTTTGATGAGGACTTTGATGATGAAAAAGACGTAAAAAGAAAACAAGTAGCAAAGAAAAAAGAGCTTGCCAAAGCTAAAGAGTATTTTAACAACTTAAAAGAACAGTACAAAGTGCCACTTGAGTCAGGTGATTCTTTTGTTCCACAAGAAGAAAAAGATGCTTATAAAGCTTACAAGGAATATAGAGAAACCACAACTGCAAGCGAGCAGGATCAGGAGCGTAGATCTAAGTATTTTGCTGATAAAACAAATGAATTGTTTTCTGACAAATTTGAAGGTTTCAAGTTTAGTATAGACGAAGACAAGAAGTTAGTTTACAAGCCAGCTGAATCACAAGAACTATTGAAGGAGCAGTCTACATTAAAGAACTTTATAAACAAGTTTTTAAATGATGATGGCTACCTACAAGACGCTGAGATGTTCCATCGTTCTATAGCTGTTGCCTCTAACCCAGAGAAGTTTGCCAAATTCTTTTATGAAAAAGGTAAATCTGAAGCGGTAGAAGGTGTTGCAAGAGAGTCTAAAAATATAGATATGACTCGTAATGCAACGTCTATAACACCAACTCAAGGGTTTCAGGTAAGATCGGTAGATGCGGATCGTGGAAATAGATTAGTAATTAGAAAAAATAAAACTTAGAAATTATGGCTGGATCAATAGCAGCGAGTCCAGGGGTAGCGATTACTCCTAGCTCAGTAAAGGCAACATTGCCAACAAATTATATTACAAACTTTGACTTCTTGAATCAGTATCTTCCTGATACATATGAGCAAGAATTTGAGCGTTACGGTAATAGATCAATCGCATCATTCTTACGTATGGTTGGTGCAGAACTTCCTTCTAACTCTGACATGATTAAATGGTCAGAACAAGGTCGTTTACATACAAAGTATACAAATGTTATCCCATCGTCAGCAGCAGGTTCAGATACCGCTATTTTTACAATGGCAACAACAAGTCCTGCTACAGTATGTAACTTTAGACTTAATCAAACTGTATTTATTTCATCTCAAAGTGTAGCTGCTAATTCTGCAAGAGGAGTTATTAGTGCAGTTGCAGCTAACGGATCTACATTTGATGTTAAATTTTATAATGCATCTGGTTCACCATTTACAATCACTACTGAGCTTGTAACTGTATTTGTTTACGGTTCTGAATTTCAGAAAGGTGTTGCTGGAATGTCAGGAAGCAACGAATCACAAGACTTGTACTTTGACAATAAGCCAATTATCATTAAAGATAAGTATGAAGTTTCTGGTTCTGATATGGCACAAGTTGGATGGGTTGAGGTAACTACTGAAAATGGAGCTGCTGGGTACTTATGGTACATCAAGTCAGAGCACGAGACTCGTCTACGTTTTGATGATTATCTAGAAATGGCTATGGTTGAAGGCGTTCGTGCTGAAACAGCATCTGACGCATTAGCTTACTTGTCTCCATCTAGTGCATCTGCTCCAGGTGCTGCTGCTGGTTCAACGGCTGCTGGTACAATGGGTATGTTCAGTGCTATTGAAACTCGTGGTAATGTATGGTCTGGAGGTAATCCAACTGCATTATCTGATTTTGATTCAATTGTACAACGTCTTGACAAGCAAGGAGCTATTGCTGAAAACGCATTGTTCTTAAATC